CCTCAACCTTAGCTTCTTCGTCGGTTGAGAAGTACGGCAACCAGTAAATACCTAGCAATTTGTCGCCTGCGGCTTCGGCAAACTTGACTAGCTTGGGGTCAATTTTGTTAGCGTCACCGCCATATTTCTGTCCAACGTGTCCTGCCTTCAAGATTACGCCGCCGAATTTATGAAAGTGGTTGGCGATTTCGTCTGGCTGGTTGTTAGATACGTCAAGAATTATCTTGCTATAATCAACAGATTCTGTGGTTGGGGCATCTTGTTTAATCTCTGGTAAATCGTGTACACTTGAGTCGGTGAATGCGCCGCTGTACAGATAAAGTCCGTTATTCTTTGAGACAAACCAGATATCATTTCCAGGCTCAACAGCTTCGCCGTGTGTCCAGCCTTTCATCTCTACAGTCTTACCGCCTTCGACTGTTTGTACGACTTCGCTTGAAGTGTCCGGTGCTTTTCTGGCTCGTACCCCCTGTGATGTTGCTGTACGCTCTGTAGGAGCAGCTTTCGGAGTGAGGTCTGGCAAGTCATGCGTGTCTTTGTCTTCAAAAGCCTCTGCAGACATATATTTACCGCTTCTGGCGGTCACAAACCAAGTAGTGTTCCCGTCTACCGGCTCTCCGTGTACCCAGCCTTTCATCTCCACGGTAGCACCAGCCGCGATTTGCTGAAAGATGCCGCTTGAAGTGTTGGGTTCGTCTCGCGCGTTTACTGTTACTGCTGCTTTTCGTTCTTTAGGGGGAACTGGTTGGTCATACCCGATAATCTTCTCTGGACGCGGGCGTAACCACCCTTGGGTGAGAACGCCGCCGACTATATAATTAGGCCAGTATTTCTTGCGAGCTGGTATCTGCAGAAAGCCATCTTGCTCTAATACAGTTACCCCGTTGGCGTCTGCGGAATAAACAACAGCTATATGTCCCGCTGGGTTTCCACGCATCGGGCCCCACGTGATAATGTCTCCTGGTTGCGGAATAAGGTTCGGATCGTTAGGGTTGTTGGCAATTTTGATAAAGTATTCGTCGTTGGCGCCAGCAAAAGCTTGGGCGGCGTCGTTCGGGCGAAGAGTGTTTTGCCAATCACCGAATAAGTAGATACAGTAGGCGTCGGCTAGATCCTTGCAGTTATGGTGTCCATGTCCTTCTGCGATGTAGGTCTTATCGCCGTCTAGCTCAAGAACGCTAACCTCCGCTGGGGTAGTGTCTTCTGATTTATACAAAACTGGCAAGCTTGCCGTGCACAAGTTTCCTTTGTCATCAATCTTAACTGTACTGATGTGCTCGCCCTCTTTGATGTATTTGGCTTCCTTAAATACTCGTTCACTGTTATGGTATACTTCAAATAAATGCTCTGTGGACGCTCTAAACGTCGCCTGAGCGGTTTTAATCTCAAAGACGGGTAATATAGCCTTCTGGTTGCTTATGACGGTATTTATCCCGCCACGAGTAGAACGAACCTTGTCTCCGGGTACTAAATCGCCGACAGGTTTCTTTGACCCGTCAGCCATGAGAACTTCAGCGTCGAGAGTTAGGCATTGTAACCCGTAAGCCCCATCAGGATTAAAAGCCTGTCCCTCCGCTGAGTTTAGCCAATCTGTTATTCTGCTCACGCGTTACTCCTTTGGTTTAATTTTAGCTGTCTCTTCATTTATCTTTTTTATAATAAGCTGCTGGGTATTTGACTGTCCGTATACATACATCGCCACCATCAAGATTAACGCTCCTAGTCCGGTTATCTTGATAATCATCGCAACTAGCTTCTTCTCTCCCGGGGCAATGGCTTTCATGAATATGTTGCCGTCGATAGTTTGGTTTCTTTCTTCAATTCGCTTAACACGATTTTCGAGAACTTCTAAATCAGAACGTGTAGCAAATTTATTGAGCTTTTCCTCAATTCTGTCCAAAACTACAGTATGGTTGTCCATGGACTCTCTAACATGCTTAAGGTCTGACTTCATCTCTCCGAATTCAATTGGGTTTATGTTTTCTTTCATCTCTAGATACCTCGGCTCTTTGCTACCAAGTCTATGGTTACTTGCCCGTAACGACACTCGCTCAGAAACTCTACCTCGTGGTCGGCGGCGTAATACACAGCTGATTTATGGGTACTAGTCTGGGTGTCCCAAAAGGTCACGGTAAAGTAGTCTGTATTAACAGCGTTTGATAGGGCCATCGCTTCATCAAAAGACAAACTTCTCGTAGTCAATGAGATATTTGGGTATATACCAATGAGCGTAGCGGTGACGACACCGTCCATATTGCGATTGGCATTCTTCCAAAGCTTGTTATATGTGAGTTTATACTGAGCTATCTGGCTGGAGTCTAGAAAGACTCCATTGATCGTTACTATGGGGTTTATTTGAGCCATTTTTTTGTTTTTCTCTCTCTTTATATTATAGCAAAACGCAGTCCTGGAGGACCGCGTCAGACTCTATTTTTCGGTTGCGTTCTAGGCCTCTCCTATCGCAATCCAAGACATAGCGTGCTGGGCATAGCCGAAATTATTTACCGATGTTGCCACCAAGACACACCCTGTATTTGTAATCTTAGCCGCTTCAACATGATTACCTGCACCGATTGGGGTTATAAATTCAGGCAAACGATTGCCAGCTACCGAGTCTTTATAGCCGTTGAATCCAGCCAGGATAGCGTGTACTTCTGTAAAGGCTTTCGGAAAAGTAATCGGCGTTTGTATAAGTTTTGTATTATTACCCAAAAACTGCGTCCAGCCGAATTGGATAGTCAGTTTACCAATAGTAACGATTTGGTTGTGGTTCTTGCCCGCGAACATTGATGCAAGATCGATTTTTTCTGGTTTCACGGACTTGTTGTCGAGTCCCGTTCCCCTAGCGAGCGATTCAATGTTCTCGTTCATATTATCAAGAAATTCTGCTGTGAGCGGGGTAAAGGGAACGGCATCAAGATTTTGATGAGGCAATGACATATTTTTCTCCTAGTCTAGGTAGACGAACGAACCAATAGTCGACGTGCCGTTTATCTTGTCTACGGTCACGCGGTTGGAGGCTTGGTCGAGTCTATCTTCTACTTCTTTTTTGTTTTTGTTTGTTGTCCACACGAACAGCGAAAACTCTCCAGCATCATTTTTGTAATTCTTACCGTAAGAGTAAATAGGTTCAGCTTCCGATGATTCCACCATAATACCATTCTTGAGGTATGGATAGCCGCCAGTGTATTTTTTGACTGTAAAACCTGAGTTCCTGAGAACCCGATACACGCCAATCCGATTGTGTTCTGCGTATCTGTTCATAACTATATTATACCATTTTTAGTACGGGAACGTCATCGCTCTAGCTTCGACAGTGAACACCTCGGTACCCCCTGTGTAGAAAAGGGTTGTATTGAACACGTTAGGAATACTAAGCGAACAGGCAGCAACTCCATTTGATTGTAGCCAGCCCACGATCAGCACCGTCGTAGGGGTGGTCTCTCCTGTGTCTACCTTAAAATTTCTAGTCAAAGACATCGAAGAAGAGACAACCTTTCTATGAGGGTATTTCGAAGTGCTCACTAGTAGACGGAGAATCCCTGTAGCTACCAAGTCCATCTCTTTCTTTTGGACATAGTTGGTGCTAGGGGGGATAGAGAGCCCAGCTGGCAGCACCAACTGGACAGAGGCGTCTCCGACATGGCTGATAGTTGCATAGTCGCTGTTTATATTGAAGTCATCTGGAAAATTATTCATCGGCGTATATCCTGTAGTAGTAGGTGCTCGTGCCCTCAAGCCCCTGTCTCGATATGATTAGATTTTGCGAGTCAATAAACACGTTCTGCCCGAATAGTTCATTCTCGACCGAAACGTAATCCACGAGCGTTATTCCCAACCAAGAGGACTGCCATACTAGAGCTGTCGGTATATATCCCAGCGAATGTGGGATAGACACGCTCGCATTTGAGCCTACTACAGCTAAGCCCGAATCAACCAACTTCAATTGGTTGGTGTCTGTGTTAAAGGTAAGATCGTGATAATGGCTAGTAGATGCGAACGGTCTATGAGTCCCCTCTATCGCGAGCCCAATAGCCCTGAAATACAGCGTCTCGGTGGATTGAGTTTGGTTGACTACCTCTATAGCCATAGTGCTGGAGGAGACACCTAATCTAGTGGAGAACTTGAGAATTCCTCCAGGTCCTGCTTCTGATGAACCCACCCCGAATACGTTCGAAGAAAAGTCCCCGCTCAGTGAGTATTGCCCTATCGGCAGAAATTCTTGTCCCACCCCGTGGGCTATATTCACCCGGCTGGTGTTGTACCCTTGAGCCGTCACCGGTATAATATCGCTTCGATACACTACCTGGTCTATCGGGTAGTCGCTGGTTAGAACAAAATCCTTTATCATCAGCCCCCCAACAAGTCGATTACGTCTTTACCAGACTTGCTCACCCAAAGCCCCACTCGAGAAGCAAAAGAGCCCAGTTTGATTCGTCTTACGTTGCCGTCTGAGAATAGAAAACCCTCTTTGTCGAGAACTGTGACCTCGTTGTTGGTGTCTCTGTCGTACACCACTAATCTACCCGCGCCAGTCTCTATGCGGATATCTCCGCTGTTGGTAGAAATGACGCTTTGTCCTGAGTATCGTTTTTTTACAGTTATCATAGTGCTAATACATCGCTTCCGTTTAGTAATGATTTGTTCAGAATGAAGTACGAACGTATAGTATGCCTTCGAGCCTTTAGGGTCTGCGTTATCCCACTGCTAGAGACGGAGCTTGCGATTTTCGTTATCTGAAAAGTACCTGAGATCTTTCTGGTGTCTACTTTTATGATATCAAAAAGCTGTAGAGCGGGGTTGCTCTTGACTGTAAGCTCAATAACGGCGTCGAACTCCGAATAAGCTGCTAACACAGCATAGGCGAAAGACTGGCAGTTTGATTCTCGACCGAATAGATCGTTTTCTATTTTGAGCAGATGCTCCCCGTATTTATCGATACTGTCTTGATCGTAAGCGTCGTAATCAATGGTGTCAACAACCTTAGCTGGCGCACCATAGACTTCTATCGCCGACAGAAACGCGTCATAACCATTACTGTTGCCGAAAATAATCGAAACACCGCTAGCTGACCTTGTTATTTTTTTAATAGACACACCGCTGGGAATATTCTCTTCCCCGCGTGTTCTGACAGAGAACCATGACGTTCCTACCTGGCGCCCGTTTGTAGGCTCGACCAACTCTGCCACAGGATCGTCAGTCCTGAAGCTGTACTCTGCTGTACCACCCTTTGGTATCACTATCGCTTCTGAGAGATTCGCCTCGGATAGTCTTCCTGAGCCCGTGTGAATCGGCTGGATTTGCTGCTTCTCGCGGATATTTGAAGTGACAGTTACTCGGTTTATGATTTCGGTATCTCTGGTCACCGACAAGGAGGAGATGCTACTTTCGTCGAACGCGAATACAATATCATTATGAATCGAGGTGCGCCTGTCAAACCTGAATATTCCCGCCTCGTCTATCCATAATCTGCCGCCCTCGGCTTGCATAATCTTTCGAAAGACCTCGGCCGCATCTTCACCACTAGAAAAGAACAGAAAAGGAATAGTGTTGGAGCCCCTCTCTAGCTTGAATTGGTTGGGCTCTATACCAAATTGCCTGAAGAGCAGAGCTAGCGCGTCTGCTGTATTAATATTGGACTCGGAGATAGTATCCGACAGTTTAAGTTTGAACAGTTCGCTCAGATAGTCCAGCGCCTGGAATTTAGCGGTATTGGAGTCCTGGTCTAGCTCGGGCTTATCCTGGGTCAACCCAACAAATTGCTGCAAAAAAGGCTCATCGTTGAATCCTGAGAATATCTTGACAGGTCTAGATGGAATAAGGTATTGGTCTATCGGGCTACCTGTATGACTGGAGAAATAATTGTCTATATTATTCAAAGTCACAGTAGCAATGCAAGACTGTACTGAATAGGGAAACTCTAGTTCGCGGCTCCACTCCATTGAAATTAATCTGTCAGTGTACGGGGCAAACCGGTAAAAGTCCCAATACTGGAGTACATTATCTCCGACTGGCGCTAAAATGTCCTTGCCGTTGAGTAAAGACCTGTCCAGAGTGAAGAACGTGCTCTTGTTGTCGAATTCCTTATCAAAAGAAAACAGGAGCGCCCAACTGTGATGACGCACAGACGCTTGAGATTTCTGGTGAAATGATGGTGATACTTTTTGCATGTTTTTACGATACTATATAGTTCTTGGAGGCCTGGACAGTTTCTCTCAATGTCAGTTCTACATTTTCGACTAGCCCGCTTCTATCGACAACGCTATGGTCATTAAGGGTGGCTTTGACTACGACGTTCTGGACTCTGAAGTCTGGTATTGATAAGGTCGGGAGTTCAAGGTTGGCGAACTGGCTCTCAATAATAAAGCGCAGATTGCTGTAAGAGGTCTTGTCCATATAGCCCCATTGGATTGTCCAGCTACGCTTACGGCTCAAGAGGTCAGTGTAGACGTTTAGGTCTAGGGTTGTCACTTCTATGGCGCTGTCGATATACCGCTGAACGATAGGCGGGTCTGGAGTTGGAGAGTTCCACGTGGTGTAACTATTTTTTAGGGTTATTTCATATGCCATTTACAATACTCCTTTAATTCCGCGAGCCTTGAACAGGTCTTTTAGTTGGTCGGCTATTTCTTCGGCCACCTTACGCTTTTCGGCGTTACTCGTGGCGAACACTCCCGAGACGTTGATGGTAATATGGATAGGTTTTTGGTCTTGCCGGTTAGTCACCTCTAAGCCATTGTCGCTAGGGCGCGAGCTGCCCCTGTCTAGCTTAGAAGCCAATTTATCTATCCACTGAGTATTATTTTCAAGTGGCATGACAGCCTCAGCGCCAGCTTCGCCGACCATGGCTACGGTAGGCTGGCTGACCACACCACCAGTTGCAAGGCGAGGAATATTCAATAGCCCTAAGCGACCAATATGCACGCCAGGAATACGGTTGATTGTGTCTACCGCCGCATTGATGGCCCTGATAAAGCCATTGATGTTGCTCTCAGCGAACCCAAGAATAGAGTTCACCACACCCTTCACAGACCCGCCTATGGCGTTGCCTATCGATGTGCCCACACCTGTGAATATGCTCACAATAGTGCCCCAGACCCCCCTGAAGAAACCGCCCACGCCAGAGAATATGCCCGTGATAGCATTCCACGCGCCTCTGAATATATCTCCGAACCAATGGCCTGCGCCTTGGAATATTCCGACAATTCTGTTCCACATACCTAGGAAGAACCCTATGGCCGGAACGATGATAAACGTGTTGATCCAGCCAGGTATGGTTACTATTATTCCCACTACAGTGTTCCAGGCATTCTTAACTCCTGCTACGAGTGTGTTCCACAGTCCTACGAGAAAAGCAGCTACAGGTATAACAATATTGTTGTTGAACCAAGAAGGTATTCCAGATATTATGGCAATCGCGGTATTCCACGCGTTGGATACACCTGTAGTGATCGCGCTCCACAAGTCCATGAAGACCGCTATTGCTTTGGACACGAAATCAACGACAGCGCTAACTACTATAGCTATTGTCGAAGCTATTCCTGCCAATAATACAACTACCAAGCCGATAGGCACAAGAACCGAGGCAAACGCAGCGGCAAGCATGCCAGTGAATATAGCGCCGAGAATCTTAAGCCCAGCTACAAGAAGCCCGTTCTTTTCAATCCAATCACTGATAGTTTTAACAAATGGAGCAATATAGGTGTTCCAGAGTTTGGATAGCTCGTCTGTGAACGGTTTTATAGCTTTTGCAATTTCGCTCCACGCTTTCTTCATGGAGTCTATCGCTGGCTTAAGTGTTTTGGATAGTTCTCCCCATATTTTCTTGACGGCGTTCACCGCAGGTCTAGAAGCTTTCTCTAGAATGTCGCAGAAACCGTTCCAAATCTGTTTGAGAGTATCAACAATAGTGTTCCAATTGTCTTTCAATATCATGAACTGTCCCACCGCAGACGCGACAGCCAAAACAATAACTCCCACTGCTGCTGCGGCAGAGCCTCCTGTTGTCGCAACGAGGCTGCTGAATGTTTCCGAAATAGCGGAACCAAGCCCGGTGAAAGCTGGCGATAATTTTGTGAGAGAAGAGCCCAAAGTCGAGCCTAGAAAAGACCCAATCCCGCTGACTCCTCTTTTTACACCATCGGCCATCTTCTGCCCTAGTGACCTGCCAGCTGATTCCCCAGCTTGCTTAGCCGCTCTGTCCAGACCGAACATTTTACGAGTAGCTGCGTCAAGCCCTTTTATCAACATATCCAGAGGTTTTCCTCCGAATAGCTTATTGACGGCCAAGGCGGCGATTATACCAGCAAGTATCTTGGCCCAAAGCGAAGCCTCTTTAAGGCTGCCAGCCATCTTGCCGAATATATTATCGAGTGCTGAAGTCTGACCTGGGTCGAAGCCTCCGTTGCCTGCCCCGCCCTTCTTTTTCTTGCCGCCATCACTTGTGGTCGGCTCTTGAAGAACATTCATCTTGTCAAACGCAGCCAGCTGGTTGTGAAGCTTTTTGGCTGATTTACCAGCATCATCTAGGTTTTTGCCTATCTTCCCAGCACTGCCTGCAGAATTTTGCAGAGCCTCCTGAGTGTCTCCAGTGATTGGTTCTAGCTTCTTGCCTGTGATGAGCCCTATAAGGCCCCTGAACGCGTTTATAAGCGCCACAATCCATGTGAACAAGACTCGGACGACATCAGTCAAAAAGGTGAAGAAAGCGACAATATTCTGCCTACCGACAGCGGCGTAGATTTCGTTTAATCCGTTGACCAGAGCGTTTTTCATAGCCATCTGGGCGAATTCAATGCCGTTCATTCTGAGCATAGCTTGTTCAGCGATAGGACCGGCTTCCGTGGATATTTTCGTGAGCTCAGTGATGAATTGATTCATCGAGACTGCGCCATCGGTCATAGCTTTCTGAAGCGATGAAGTATTCATATAGCCCAGGGCTTCGGCTGTTTTGCTAATCGCAAGAGACATAGCCGTGTTGACAGAGCGCCACTCCTCGCCCTCGAACTTACCTCTCGAGTAGGCCTGAATAAGCTGCTCTAGAGCGCTAGCTTGAGTTTCTGCAGAAGTGCCGCCTGCCATGAGAGCGTTATTAACACCTGCGTAGACAGCGGTCGAAGCCTTGACGTCTTTGTTGACCTGTACAAAGCGAGAAACTGCATTAGTGGCTGCGGTTAGGTCCCCTCCTACGTTCTGAACATACACTCGGAGTTTGCTAAGAGCGTCAGAGGCGACATTTGAGGACACCCCCATGGAGGCCATAGCGGCGGGGAATGTCTCGATAAGGTCTGTTTGTTTGGCGGCTTTTCCAATGGAGTCCGCAACAGTTAAGAAAGCCTTATTGACTAAGGCTGATTGAATCGTGGTCCTGGTGATATGAGCAAACCAGTTTTTTTGAGCGTTGGCAGCACGGTCGGTAGAACTAGCAGCCTGATCGGCTCCGCCCGCCTGTCTTTTGGAGGCTGAGGCAGACTCGTCTAGAGCGCCAGCAGTATTCCTGGAGGCGCTGCCCAAGTTAGACAAAGACTTCACTGTTGACCCAAGTTGGCGGTCCACCTTCTTGAGTACAGGCGTTGTCTCGTCCTGCGCAATCAATCTGGTTATTATCTCATTGTTTTCCATTACGACTTAATGATTTCTTCGTATTTCTTTAATAACTCTTTGACCATTTTCCCCTTCTTGGAGTAAGGTGCTGCCGCGATAAGGGTCATGTGATACATTTCGGTAGCCCTTTGTTTTTCAGCCTGCCAAAGCAAGGCTTCTACCTGAGTGCTTGCGAGTTGTTCAGCGTCTTCCAAGGTGTACTGGGGATAGAAGTAGCAGACCCGGGTGAGCAGGTCTACCTCTTCGTTTCCACTGTCTGAAGAAGTAGTCTGTTCTCGGACAGGCTTGACAGACACTTCGTTGCCGAATATAGCCCTGACTCGTGCAGAAGCTTCGTCAAAGCTTTCGTTCATTATTCAAGACTCAGTTCTTTTTTCATCATCTCGCCGAAGGCTGCCTGAACGTCAACTGTTTGGTTGTCCAGAACGTCCTCAATGCTCTCGTTGTGCCCCATCGATGTAATGAAAGAGTACACTTCGCGCATAGCTTCCTGACTCTTTTGAGACTGCATGTCTGGATCTTCCTCTTTTTGAGCTGCAGAGAACAAACGGGCCATCTCACGTGCTTGGCGCACCGTCGGTTTTGTGAACAAGAACTCTTTGTCTTCGATCGAGAATGTGAACGTTTTGTCAAGACTACTCGTTAAATTATATTTTGCCATTTATAAACTCCTTTGGTTTTTATGGATTTTTAACTTACGAACGATTCTTTGCTGTTCAAGAACTGGACTGCACCATGACCTGGTTTCGGCTCACCGATGAACTTGATTTGTACTGTCCTCAAGCCATCGCCTAGATCAATGCTGTCTACCTGCGTACGGGCGTCGACTAAACGCATAACTTCTGTGTTGTCAGTTGCACCACAAGCCCAGATATCCAGGTTGTTGTAGGTAACACTTGACGAGCATGAAGCTGCCGCAATGTCGACTGCGCCTTTGTCTGCGCCCACAGTTTCGCCAGTTGATAGTTTAGCGCCCTTAGCTACATAGTATTGGGGTAGAATAGTAGCTAATGAAGCAACATCGTTATCAAGCAAAGTCAAGGTCGCAGAAGCGCTCAGCCCAGTCTGAATAGTGTATTTGTTGCCATCCAAAGTCGAGGTGTCGCTCTCTTCAACATCGTACGAGAAATCCATCTCAGAAATGTTGCTGAGCACGTTGGTCCCCCACTTGAATTTGAAAGGTCCTCTTACTAAAGCCATTTTTGTTTTTCCTTTTTTACGTTTTGCCTCGGAACAAGCGTATTTGTGCCTGTACAAGACCAATGCGCCTGTTCTCGTTTTCGAGGTCATTGTCCTGGGCGAATTGTGTTGCTCTGGTATAGATTGTTTGGAACCCCTCCAGATTAACACATTCCGCACAGTTCAATGTCTCTTCTAGACCGAATAGTTCGCGTTCGATTTCCTTCCCTGCCAATGCACGTCGATAGACGTTGAATGTGTATAGCTTTATCATTCCGCCGTCTAAAGTAACCAGTTCTGGATTGCCCCCAGATACCACAACCAGCCAGGCTTTGTCTGGCGCTTCGATCGGCAACTCCCCTAGAAACAAGTCCACGCCAAAAGTGCCGTAATCTTTTTCTTCGAGAAATTTTACAAAAGCTTCCCCTACTGTTTTTGTATCTATCATTTAGTCAACCCTAACTCTCGGTATATTGCTGGCATCTCTGCCTTGGTTTTCTTGAAGGCCTCTGTAGCGAACTTGGCACCAGTACCACCAGTAGTGTATCTTTTGTAGATAGCCCGTTTACCGCTTTTGGTAGTGTGCCAGCCTTGGTTTTGCGCGGCCGCGTAGACAGCACGCCAAGTTATTTCACCTCGCCCAGGCGTGACCTGGGTGATAATACTTCGCCGCAGCCAACCACTCTTTTTCGGAGTTATCTTAGATACGTTTTTCTTGTATCGCTTGATGAACTCTTCAGGGAGTTGCGTGTTCGCACGAATCAGAAGTCTGATATTATGCGGCATACCATTCTTGAAATAGGTTTTAGCTGATACGAACATAAGCTAGGCCTGCTACTTTCTCTAGTCGGCAGTAGATATTGTCTAAAGCGTTGTTCAGGAGCTTTCTCTCTGCGACATTAGCACTGATAATTCTGTACCAAGTAGATTGTGAAAATGGTTCTGCCCAGATATACATACCCTCAAGGTCGTCCTTGTAGCCCAGCACTTTAGAGTTCTTTGGGTCAAGATACACTGCAGCGGTCGAAGTCTCGCCCTCAGTATTTCCCCCGTGGGTGTAGCCAGCTCTCTTGATGAAGGCAGCGGCTGCGACAACCTCGGTTTTGACCGCTCTATCGCCGTACCCATCTGGCTTTGTCTCAATGAGTCTTACGGTGTCTGGATACTTCATCGCACCATCTTTCTAAAGGCGCTCGGCCCAGCGTACTTCTCGATAATCTTTTTAGCGCTTGCTTGTCCTTGCGGAGCGGCCAAGTCTGGGGTAGCCCCAGTAGAGCGTCGAGTATAGCTGTGCGAGTCAATGCTCTCCGAGCTGATATTGCCAAGCAGAGAATAGTTGGGGTCTGAGTAGTAAGCCACCATATCCGCGAGCAGATACCTCAAATCGTCGTAAGAACGGTCACAAGAGAACTCCATAGGCTCGCCTTCGACAGCAATCATCAGGCTCAGCCTGTATACTCTAGATATTCGTGCGTACCATGTCCATTTGAACCAATCACTCTTTCGGTTGATAGCTACCACAAGCCCTGCGTCGTTTAGATAGGGCGTAACGTCGTCCAACTCGTAAATTGTGATAAACCGATCCTCGTCGATTGGCAAAACTATTTTTGCTCTGTGTACAGATTTGAATGGCGAAATTCTAATGTGCTTGTCCAACTCGTCGTAGTTGAATAGGTAGGTAACGCCAGTGACTGGGTCCGCAGGCAAAAGATTTCTCTTTGTTTCGGCGTCCACTGGCAGGGAAGGAAACGGCACATAGCCGCTGAACTGCATTTTTCCTAATTCAGTCCATTCTTTTTGCCCAGATAGGGAATAACCAAGAAGAGAGCTCAGTCTGGCTTCGCATCGACGAATGATAGCCTCGAGGCGGTCCATATCATTGGACGCGACTGTCGTGCCAGTTAATTTCGTGTACTCTTCAATGGTCATTTCCCTACCTAAGTTTTTGTTTTTGTTTTTTTAGATTACGAAACTGCTACAGCTGGGATAGATGCAACAACAGTTTCGTCTCGAACCACGCCGCCGCGGAAGAACGAACCACGGATAAGCAGCTCGTTTCGCTGGAACGCGGAGTAGACCTTGCCGCCCATTTCGTAGGAAGCGCGACCATCGACGTCATATTTCAGACCGCCGTGAGTGCGACCAGAGAATGTGCTCAGGTCTGCGTAGAACACAGCCGAGTCAACCGTCACATCTGTACCGTTGACCGAGAACTTGCGAGTTTCTGCTGTATTTAGGGTCGGCATCAAGTCATTAGGGACGGCGATAAACGGAGTACCTAACAATGTACCGCCAGCAACTTCTTGCAGAACAGCAGCGTTCTGGGTTTTGATAGCTTGGTTTTTCAACAGAGCTAGCGTCTTGTTGCTCATAACCAGCGTGCCAACGCTTGTGTGGTCAGCGGCGCGAGCGACAACCATCGTCCAGCCCTCTAGCCCTTCGCTCATGTCAAAGGTCTGCTTGTTGCCAGTCGCGTCTACAGCTTGCTGCAAGCGAGCAATGACCAACTGCGCACGTTTGCGGTCAAAGTCATTGCGGAAACCAGCCGCGATGTCGTCTAGAATGTCAGCAGCAGCGAATTCAATCGTGCTAATCGGCACTGGGCAGACGGCCGCCAGCTCTTCCATATCATCAGTGTGTGATTTGTAGCCTGGCTGTGATACTGGTTTCAGTCGTTTGTCGCTGGTGTCTGGTGAAGCGACACTGCCGTAAGCACCTGTAGCGACGCTCTTCATGTCGATGTCAGAGCTTCGAGTTAGCCAGCCGTAACGAATCGAGTCTGATTCGCGCCAGTTGGTAGCGTCGAGAATCGCTGAATAGTTAGTACGGGCAGTTGCAATCTCGTTGTAAAGCTCTGGTCCGATAACAAAGTTACCAAGATCCTCGAGTGTCAGCGAGTTAGCAACAATACCAGCTTCTTTCAAAGCGTTTAAGCTAGCAACTTTCTCTTTGTGCCAAGACTGCATAGCTTCTGGGCTATAGCTACGCTCAACGCGTACGGCTGCGTTCAGCTGCTTGACCAAGCTTGCGCGTTCGTTATAAGCCGTGTCTGTTTGTGCGCTGTTAGCTGCTTTGAACTCAGGCTCTTTAGCTTGCGCGTCTAGAGCGTCCTGCGCTAACTCAGCAGCTTTAGTTGCGCTCTCTGCGACTGGCTTGATAGCGCTGGCCACAGCGTTCGCAACAATCTCTTGAACTTGTTCAGGAGTCATGTCTAATTTTTCCTCTTGTTTATTTATTTTGTTTTCTGTTTTTTCAGACTCGCCGTCTTCAGATTCCTCCTCAGGCTCTTCTGGGGTTTCCTCAGGAGTGTCTTCAGTGGTCTCTGGCTCCTCAGGAGCTTCTGGTTCTTCCTTGTGCTCTTCTGGGGTTTCGGGTTCGTCTTCAGCAGAGTTTTTCTCTACTGGTTTCTTTTTTGTTTTTTTGTCCTCAGGCTCTTCCTCAGGGTCTTCAGGCTCCTCAGGTTCCTCGGGGTCCTCATCTGGCTCCTCTTCTGGAGTATCAGTTTCTTCAGGCTCCTCGGGGGTTTCCTCAGGCTCTTCAGGGTCTTCCTTTGGCTCCTCTTCTGGCTTTTTCTTTTTCGGGTCTTCTTTGGAGTTCAACAATTCGTTCTCTAACTCGTCTACGTTTAGACCGTCCTGTTTAGATAGTTCCAGAGAGTTGCGTACAGCCTCTTGCAAACCGTTGACCGTTGCGTTGTAGTTGTTCGGAACGACTACTTGCGACAATCCGACCAGCTCATGACCGCGGAATACCGGGTCTTGCATACTCGGCCAGTCGCCAATGGTTTCGATACTAAAGGAGTTCGAGAATCCACCGACCAGCAAGTCATATGCCAGGCGAGCGTACGGATTTTCCTTGACCGCGTATTTGATCGATTGAATCGATACACGGTTTGCTTCTTTAGTAACGCCGGAGACCTTACCGATGAGAGTACCCAGAGAATCCACGTGATCAGCTGTCAGCTGCCCGCTGTACTTTGAGATATCGAGCGAGTCGATGTCGTATTGTGTACCGCTGCGCATAACCGAGTTGTCGGTGATGGTCAGTCCTCCCGGGAAAGAAACCACACCTTCGCCTTCGTCTGTAAAGCTTCCGTTAGAAACCGAGACTTGTAATTGGTTTTTGTGTTTTTCCATTTACTTTTCTCTTTTAGTTTTTATTGTTTTTTGAGGTTTTTGTTTTTTAGAAGAGCGACTACAGCTCAGAACTTATGTCTAGTCTCTCGATGTCTTCTTCTTAAATTTATTATACCATAAAAGATACTGCTAGAGACTGTCAAGTAGTCTGCGCAATCTCGACAAAGTTCTCTTTTTGCCGACGAGTGCTAAGGTCTCGTTTAGCTGCGGGCTGAACGGCGCCCAAGTAGTAGCAACCCGTACAAGACTAAATAACACGCTAGGCTTCGTTTTAAGCTCTTCTAGAAGGCTGTTCAAGCAAGACTGAATATTCTCTGAGGTCCACTCGTCGAGTCTGCCTAGGGCGCTCTCAGAGGCTCTCAGCAGATGTTTGAGTTCATTGTTTGTCAGTCTTTTCAGCTGCTTGTTCTCGGTGATGAGTTTCATGTCAATCTCGGGTTCTTCGAAGAAGTAGCTGGTCAACGCTGGCAAGTCACTTAGTGTTTTTAAGCGGTCTTGTACTAGAGCAAGCACTTTCTTCTTGTAGATTTCATCACCAGACTCCCAGAACGACTCACATCTTTGATAAAGGTCGTCTAAATTCAGTGAGCGAATCCATTGTCCGTTCAGCCAGACAAGCCTCTTTTCATCAAATCTAGCGCCAGATTTCTGTACACGGTCTAAGGAGAACTTTTGAATTAGTTCGTTTTTGCTAAATATTTCTTGCTCTGTGCCGTCGTTCCACCCCAATTGAGCTAGAAAGTTGAGCATAGCTTCTGGCAAGTACCCTTCGTTTCGGTACTCGGCTATACTTTTTGCTCCATCGCGTTTGCCCAGCTTTTTATTTCCAGTAGGGGCTAGAATATGAGGCACATGAGCTAATACGGGCGGCTCAATCTCTAGAGCTTCGTATAAAGAAAGGTATTTGGGGGTACTGGATATATACTCAGCACCGCGAATAACATGGGTTATCCCCATCTCATAATCGTCTACTATGTGCGCAAAATTATAGGTCGGTAATCCATCGGCTTTGATCAAGACAAAATCGTCTAGAGCTTCTTTCCCCGCGGATAGTTCACCCATGACAGCATCGTTCCACGAATACCGCTTGAGCTTGGGCACTCTGAACCTTAAAGGTGCGCCTAATCTCCACTTCGGGGGGCTTTCTGGACGGTAGTCCCTATATAGAAAAGGTTTTTTATCTGCCCTAGCTTGTTCTCTGAATTTCTCAACCTGCTCTTTAGAATACGGATCGGTGTATGCCAATCCGTATTCGATCAAACGGTTAGCGTATTTAAGATAAACATCTTTTCGAGAAGTCTGACGGGCTATTTCTCCGTCCCACTCTAGCCCGAGCCATTTCAGAGTATTCAAGATTAACTCTTCTGCGCCTTCGACAAGACGACTTTGGTCGGTGTCTTCAATCCGTAGTATAAATTTACCTTTGTTTTTTCGAGCCACCAAATAAGTGTAAAGGGCGGTTCGGACGTTACCTACATGTATATACCCAGTCGGGCTGGGAGCAAAACGAGTTTTTACCATGAGCTAATTATACTATAGTTCTTGACTTTGTTCACTACAGGAGTTAAAATTTGTTTGTGAGCAAGCCAGAGAGAGAATATTCTAAAATACCTTTGTCGACAAAGTTCTGGCTGGCTGTCGCGATTATTGACTTATTTTTTCTTTTGAGTCTGATTCTTGACAGCGGGGCGTCGTTTATTCGGCTGCTTTTGTTGTTCTAAACCGAGAATCAATAGGCAACCCAGTATCAGCTTTCTCGACGATGTTGCGAACAGTCACAGGAGTGCTCTCTGATAATTTTTCTGAGTTCTCCTTCTGAGAGTTCTCCGAGCCTTTTTCCTGTTTCCTTAATAAAAAATCGTCAAGCACCTCCTGCTCTTCTGGGAGAAGCTTATAAAACGGATTCTGGGAAAGTTTTAGCAACTGCTCAATTGTTTTCATTGTTCGCTCCAATCTTCTAAAACACCCGAAATAGCTTCTTGGACTTCGACTATAGATTCGAACGAGCCGATTTCATGGGCTTTTTTATTTTCTGTGTATTTGGCGCGGTAGGCACCGTCTATTAATCTGACCTCAAACTTGATAACCGGATCGGTGTTCTCTTTTTGTTCGATTTGTTCATCTTCAAACTCCTCTTCTTCGGGTTCTGCTTCTATCGAGAAGTTGAATATTCCGTCGAAATTCACGTTCTCTAAAGTCTCTGCTTCTGGGAGTTCGAACTTGGCCATAAACTCGTCGATACCTTCTTGCGTGATGGTGCCGAATTGGGAAGTGATTTCCAATAGTCTTTGGGCGGCCTCTTCTTTGTTCTTAGCTGGCACTACCAGGTATGGAATAGGCTCGTTCCAGCCTTCGGTGGTCAACACATGCTTGCGCTGATGCCCGTCCAATAGCCATTTTTGGCCTGATTTGTCTACCCATACATAGACAGGCAGATAGAACCCCCTGCGCTCGATATTACGCTTGAGCTTACTATAGTTGTCTTTCGAGAGAAACTTTAAGTCTCCTTGAGTCTCTTTGAACTCGGAAATGGGGGCTGTTGGCAGTTTGTTATCGTTGATTACTTTCATGCTTTTATTATAACATTGCTTGAGGTTGACCTTATCTTCATAGTGTTATAAAATAGAGAAAAAGGAGGAATATGAACGAATACCAAGATAAAGCATTGAGAACCGCGCGTGACAAGCGCTCTAGAGATGAAGTTTTCCACCTATTGCTGGGTTTGGCTGGCGAAACGGGCGAGATTATGGAAAAAGCCAAAAAGGTCGTGCGGGACAAGGGGTCTGATTTTGGTTCTGATGAATTCAAGGAAGACATCAAAAAAGAGTTGGGCGACGTTCTATGGTATATTGCGGTGCTGGCTCATTACCTCGACCTCAACCTTGAAGATATAGCCCAAGCTAACCTTGAAAAACTGCAGAGTCGGCAAGCCCGAGGGGTGCTCGGCGGCAGCGGCGATGACCGATAGACAGATAATTTACTACTATCAAAGAGGGGTGGCTTCCTATTTAATAGCTAAGAAGCTCGGGGTAAGCAATAATTACATCCGAAATGTCTTAAAGAGGCACAAAATCAAAATCCGCAGCCCCAAAACAGCTAATCGTATCACCGCGTCGCGAAGAACGCCTGAAGAGAACAAGAAGATCACCGCTAAAGCAGCTGAAGCTAACCTGGGGTCTATTCATTCTGCCTCTCATCGCAATAAATTAGCTCTATCGAGAGAAAAAAAACCGACGATTGACCCCGTTTACGAGAAACCTCTGGTAGATTTATGCAAAAAGTCGGGAATCGTAGTTGTGCCTCAGAAAGCATTCGGCAGATTTAACGTAGACCTCTATTTGCCTGGAAAAAACACTATCATAGAGATTTTTGGGGGAGGGTTTCACAACAAACAAGTCGCCATCGAGACTTTTAATCACAAAATGCTCTATCTTTCAAAGAAGGGAGTACCAGTTCTAGTGGTTTGGGCCGAAAAATCTACCTACAGCCCGCAAAAAGTATTAGAAGCCGCCCTAAAAGTGAAAGAACCGCTCGTTGTTATTAACGGAGACGGCTCGTTCACTAAAAGAGGTGTTAAAGATATAGTGTCGGTGCCTAGCGCCTTTAGTCTTTGATAACAAGTCTATAAGCGCAGTTACAGTTTGGGTGAACATTCCCAGCCGAGATATCCTCGTAATCGAAATCCATACTTTTACCGTCCACGCTGATTGTTGTACCTTTGTCAACGAAGTTATCTACAAAAGGAATTGGGCCCTTTGCGATTAAAGCTTTACAGAATTCGCAAGGTTCACCAGTTAACGAGTGAAGTTCCTTGTAGGCTTTATCCAGCAGTCCTTCATGGGCTAAAACCTGCAAATCTGCCTCGTAGCGGGAGAAGCTTAGCACTCTGGCCGCTGCGTTTTCGGCAATCGCTGGAGCACGCCTGGCCTTGATTTCTTCGAACGCTTGCTCAAGAGGTTTTCCTGAGGCTTTAGCGTTTTCTAGATCCATTAGTATCGTATTGATATGGGATTCAGCCTCTCGGAAAGAAAAGTTTTGTATAGACTGCCTGACTCGATCGGTGAGTTCGACTCTTCGCACCGGGCGATCAAGTTCTTTGGCTGTCTGTCTAGCCCGCTCGGCCGCGTATGTCGGGAATAGCGCGGTGTAGTATACTGTAAACGCTAGACTGAGCTCTTGGATGTGCCTGCTGGCATCTGGGCTGTCTTTTAGGTACTCGTCAAAGAGGTTATCTTCGGCCCGCTCGACAGCTTCTTGCAGAATCTCCGCTTCGCTTAGTTTGTTCTTGATTGCCACAAGTTGGTTTTTATAACGTTTATTCAGTTTGGCTAGTACGGCAGGCTTGTCGGTACTAGCAGATACTTTTCCTAGCTCGATGTAAGTGCTGTTGTCGATTTCAGCTATCAGTTTGTTTTCAGTCTCCTTGATTTCGGAAATTCTGACCGGGCTGTTGACGTCCAATTCATGGGTCGAATGAATCACCGAGCCCTCTTCTGTCGAGGATTCGACTTCGTATCCCGCTAAGTATTGCAGAACAGGTATCGGGTATCCTTTGTAGGCTGTAGAAGATTGTTCTTTAGGCTCTTCAGGAGTTTCTTCAGGAGTTTCTTCAGGTTCTTCAGGAGTGTCTTCAGAGTCTTCTGGCTCCTCAGGAGCTTCTGGTTCCGGCACACCCAAGTCAGTAATATTCAAAACTCCTCTAGCGTACTTGGAAGCCACTTCATAAGAATACCCTGCGTTTAGAGCTTCTTGCATCAAAGCGAACTGCTCTCGGCGGATTTCGACGTCGGCTCTCTCGGCATCGCGGTCAGTCTCTAGCGGGTTGTCCAGAGCGATGTTATATTTTGTCTTCTTGTACTCGTCTGCGTAGTATCTTCGGTAGTCTAGGTTAAGAGCATCAATGATATTCTCGACCTGAGGCATGACAGCGTTCTCGGTAAAGTCGTCCTTCTGGGTTCGGGAGACTTCTCGACCAGTGCCAGACTCTTCCACGCCGACTCCAGTTTTAGAAAGTCCAGAAACAGCCAGTAGGGCGTCTCGGCTAATCGAGTTAATCTTATCCAAGGCGGCCTTGTCTAGGTCGGTCTGCATATCAATCCAGCTTAAAGCGCCCGAGCCATTTCCGAATAGAGGCTCGCCTCTTCCGTGGTATTTAACCCGCTCGACAAAGTTATCGAACTGGTCCTCTGGCAGTTCAATCGAAGACGAGAGAATTCCTGGAGAGTTCAAGTTTCCGTCAATAGCTTCACGGGCAAAGTCGTTGGCCTGCTTCATGGTAAATTGAGCATCTCGGGCAGCGTCAGCTAATGAGTAAGGTTTGTCTGGATCAAATGGGTTGAACAATCTAATCGGGATAATCATCTCTTTCGGGATTTCCCTTTGGAGACCGTTTCGCCTTTCAATATAGCCGCCAATTTCTCCTCTAGGGTTAGTCACAGCGCGAACGTTGTACGGGTTAAGCATAGAGAACCTCTGAATATGACCAACTCTTCCCGATGGAGAGACAGCCCGAACCGCCATTAAGTAATACACGCCCTCTAGGTCCAGGTAAGTAGAGATGTGATACCAAAAGTCTCTTTCAGAGAAATCTGTTGAATTGCGAATTAAATCCAGATACGGGTGGACAATCCTTTCGCCCTTTTCGTTGGCGTCGGCAATGACCGATTCCTTAGCGTCGGTAAACAAATATCTTTTGCCAAGAACTACTGAACGGTTGGCCCGTTTGTTGACAACAGCGAACCCATACCCAGTGTAGAAGTCTTTGTCTGAGATTTCCGCCATAGACCAAGTAGCGGGCATTCGACGCGGACCGTTTCTAAAAAACTCGTAGGGGTCAGCTAGCCCTTTTTCTGCAGAGTTTTTTGTGAAAGATGAGACAATATTTCGAAAGGTGTTTGTGATGTTGTTTTTGATATTCATTCCGTTGGTTTAATTAAAGAAGTACGCTCTAGGCGTTGTATTTACTTTAATTATACCATAATCATCTGCCGAAAATCGCGACGAACACAAAAGTGCCCACCATAGCCATTCCCATGACTGGGTCTATCATGAAAGCAGCCACAAAGAACGGAGTCCCAAAGATCAAAAATAAGATAAATCCAGCGGCTGTGTTAGTCTTCTTTTTCATACAAAAATCGCAATCAAAATTAACCACCCTATAACCCAAATAAGCTTGGTCGTGTTGGAAGTGCTGTTGGCCCGGCTTCGAGCTATGCAGTCCATGTGCCTTCGATAGGGTGAATAATATCCTTTCATGCCCGCAGTATAACAAACGTTTGACGAGTTGTCAAGCGAAGTTTCGGGCGAAAAAAATTTTAACCTTGTGTGTTATCCTGAGAATATGAAAATACGGGTAATAGACGATAGAATTTACGGAGACCCAAAGTTACGATCTCTCAAACAATTGCACATCGATGCAGAGAAAATAGGCTCAATCACTTTCGGTAAGTGTAAGTGCCCAGTCTACAGAAACAGGCACAGGATTTACATCAAGCATAGAGATTGGTTTAGCGAATCAATTTCCATCGACGAGGCTTTGGAGTACGGAATTATCGACAAGAAAAAAAAGAAGTTCATCTATAACGATAACTTCGGTTCAGTCGTTTTAAGAGCCGAAGCCTGGTTAGAAGTTGAGCCAGAAAAAGGCTTCAAGCCTGAGCTAGTAGAGAAGATGGTCCAGGAGATAGAGTCTATTTGCAAGTTAAGGCACTACGAATTGCACAACGCTGATTGGGTCATCTTCTTCGAGCAACTGGTAGACCTTTGTGAACTTCACAAGAACACTCCCAGCCTGAATAGGGCCTGAGAGTTCATGAGAGGCTCTGTGAGCGGTTTTAGAGCAAAAGTAGTATAATCTATCGTCTTTGAGAATAAGGTCTTGTAGAGAGGCTTAGAGCACGGAGGAATTCTGACGACAGGCACAAGATGTTTGCCCTTCACTCCAAAGAGTCTTCTAATAAAAGCACAAAGACTAAAAGACTAGAATACCAAACCCAGAAAAACAAAAGAGGGGAATAAAGTCGAGGGGATAGTTGTTAGAGAAACAACACGAGGATTTGGGAAAAAATTATAAGAGGGGTTGCTCCGACTATCCACCCCCCAAAGATGAACACCATTTCTCCAATTTGTCAACCCCCCACCCCACATCTAGTGTCTCGCCCGCTCCAGATCCTAACCACCATATATGGTGTACCCCCTCCTCTCCCTCCGTCCGCTCCTCACACACCACCCCTAGCGCCCCCCTACCCCTCTCAAGCCAGACTAACCGCTATATATAGCGTTGCCCTCAGAGACGAAGCAGCACAGGCGTACAGAGGCCAGAGACACCATATCTAGTGCCCACGACCAGATCAGAAGAGTTTCCCACAGACACTATATCTAGCGTGGGGGGAATATTTGACAAAGAGACAGGGGTGTGCTTGTTGCTTTTTCTGGGGATTATGGTGGAGTATGGATTAGAGGATCGAGGTATGCGCAGGGTGATATATCCGAGGGCTAAAAGAGGTAGGCCAGAGTTTGACTAGAGACAAGAGATAGTGTATAGCTAGGCCGAGCAGGTAGCTTGTGCTTTGTTGGTGCAGTAGCGCCTTGTCGGCAGAGTTCAGCTAGCCATACCATAATCCTTGAGAATGTCAAAGGAGAGACGACGACACGGACGTCTTGACTATTCCCTCGGTAGTGATCTAATGATACTATCACGCCACATTCTAGTCTAGGGCACAAACGCAAACTAACGCACTGAGTGCGTTTCTGGCTTATTTTTCTAATTTTAGGCAGCGGCACCGGCTTTCTGTAGGTTCAGTAGCACACGCGATCGCTTGACTTTTCAGCAGTTTATAGCCTTGCTGCGGCTGGTTTGGTGGAGTTACCGGCTTGTCGATCGATAGTCTGCGAGTTCCACTATTTTTATTATAGCATATCTGTTAGAGATGACTAGCGGCGCGAAAATAACGGTGGTGATATGGCTTAAGGTAATCTGACGACAGGCATATAATACTATTTGACAAGTAGGGTGAGATTGTGTTGATCTACAGAATTGGGTATGGTTTTCGCCTCGTGTTCTACTTTTTGGCCAGAAACGACGCCGTGAGAGGCGCTGTGATCGACTTTAGAGTAGCTAGATGGGTGTTTATACATCTTTGGCCGTAGAATAGATTGTAGAGGCTCTGAGAGGGTCTGAGGGGGTAATACTGTATATAGTGTTGGTGGGGGAATGGGTACGCTATATATAGCACACTATATGTGGGGTGGCGTTCTACCCCTGTTATTTGACAGATTTGGGGTTTTATGGGCGTTTAGGGATTTTTGGTACTTTACGGACTTTTGGGACTTTACGATCAAATTGGGGGGGGGGTGTTTGTTATGCTTATGTCTTTATGTTTCATTTCTGTTCGTTCTACCTTTGTTCTATCTATAGAGGTGAGGGTTTGACAAATCTACGGACTTATGGGCGTTTAGGGATTTTACGATAAAATAGGGCGACATTTGTTTTAGAGAGATGTTTACGGACTTTACGATCAAATTGAGGGGGTGTTCTATTATTGTTCTACGCTACATATAGCGTCTACCTTAAAGAGTTTGGTAGCTCAGAGTGACAAACATCTTGTGCCTGTCGTCAGAATTCCGCCAGCACTATATGTAGTGTTTTGATCGAAGCACGCAGCACTAGGTATAGCGCCTGTGGGAAACTCTGCCCACCTACACCATATATAGCGGTTATCTTTATACTTGTACACCAGATCTAGCGTCGCGTAAAAAGTACAAAAAAGTTGCAAAAAAGTGTTGACTTTAGCGCTTAAGTTCGATATACTAAAGACAGTTAAATGATACGACGCGATCATTGACTAAATAATTAAAGCGTCAAGAGGTCTAAAATGACAATTCAAGAAATTAACGACAAGCCAAAGTATTACTACTATATCGAAAAAGATGGTCAAGAGCTAAAAGTCCAGCGCGACGTACAGCCTGAAAAATTCGAGGATAAAGACGTTACTCTGTATCATTATCAGATTGTCGATAAAGACGGCGATACAGTTGACAAATACGCTATGTCGCTTAACGAGTACAAAGCTAATAAGCCAGCGGCACAGCGCGTAACGTTGAATAATATGCAAGCTATGCTGGACAACGGTTTAACACCTGCTGAGCTAATCGCTAAATTAGGCTTAAAGGCTAGCTAGTATGAATTTTAGAACGTTTAGCTTATTGAATGCGAAAAACGGCGAGCGAGTTTTAGTAGTCGAGCCGACAGACAATCACATCTTTTTGGTAAATAATCAAAAGCCAAAGTTTATAAGAGCCGGGGCGCGTAGAGTCGCGCGCCTAGGTTTCGAAAAGCTGGAAGTCTATAAAAAACCAAACGCGTCAGTTTTCGGCAAAGAGATACGAAAGATCAATTCAAAACGTTTGTATCTAGGCGTATCTGAGGCGATAGATTACGATAAGTTACTATTTGAGATGGCGGAGTTTGAGGGGGCTTATTAGAAAAGATCAGAAAACAATTACCACAAAATTAGAAAAATAAAGCAGGGGCGGATAGTGCCTCTGTTTTAGTTATAAAGTTTGGAGAATATAAAAGCTGGAAGATAAGCTACAGGTTGCGACGTGTTCGTAGCCTGTTTTTGTGTTCCACAATATATTTGGAAGCACTGGGAAATGGCGTTTTGGCCGTAAACTGGGGGCTGTTCAAATTTTTGTGGGGTATAGTTCCACGGAGGGACTGAGGCGCTATCTTTACAAGCGGGGTAGCGCCTCCATATAAAGCTTGCAGAAAGGTAAATATGGAAAAACAAGACCGAAGACTGGCGAAAGAAATCGCGCTGGTTTGTGTACTAAATAATATCGATCTGTAGAAAGGAGAGAATATGGACAGGTTCGAAGAGTTAAAAGAAAAGCTGGAGGCGGTGTACGCTTTGACTGGAAAGTTAGAGAGTTTGTGCGCTTCTAAATCCGAAGAGAATTATATTCTCAACGGGAAAATCTTAAGCGATTGGGAATACAGCTATCTCCTGTCCAATCACTCAGAAGAGATCGAGCAGGAATACGAGAAAATAGCGTTCGCAGCGTAAACTGGGGACGACATAAATTCCAGAAAGGGGACTACATGCAAATCAAAGTCAAGCAGCTAGGAATTAAGCGGGTAATAGTTGTCCGCACTAAAGGTAATGGAGGTGTCAAATGACCCTGGAAAAAGTAACGATGAACACGATTCTGTCTGAGGACACTTACATATTATCGACGCAATACGGTAGAATGACTTTTCATAACTATGAGGAGATCAAAGACATGCTGCGCAATATCGCTAAAACAAGCGACATAATGCTGGACACTCACGAAGTCTTACGCATCAAACTAGAAAAATTAGTTGATGACGAGTTTGTCATAGCTCCGGCCAAACTTGATTTGGCGGTTAGAGCTTTGTATAGCGAAGGCTGGCACTCTTTTACATTGGTAGATTTTACCACAGGTACGACAACCACCACGAAGGAGTACGATTTATGAGCGTATCCCTACTAGAAGTAATCGAAGCTGGAGGGTTTGATCTATCCACCAAGGAAGACGCTGAGTGGCTTTTGTCCACACAAAACGAATACGAAGATTTGATAGAAAAAGCAGAGGAGCTTTTGGAAGAAAATGAGTATTGATAAATTAGCAGAGATGGTCGAGACTGTAAGCATATACAACGATAGCCTGGATTATCTGAAACTTTATAGACTGGACGAGGATTTTTTCCAGGACTTTTACTCCGACGATCCGTTTGCCGCCGTCAAGGCGTGGGCGTTTGGCGGGGATAATAGTTTAGCCCATGAGTACGTCAGATTTGATGGCAACGGTAATTTGGAGACGTTTTCAGAGTGGAAGCGCGACGAGATTTTGTCCGGCCATAAAGACGAAATCGTGGAAGAATACAATAAATTGCCGGAAGAGGCAAAATAGCGTTTTCACCGTAAACTGGAGAAAATATGAAAAAAGCTATAGAATATGTAAGCTTTACAGTCTGGGGCGAGCTCGAGTATGGAGACGGTCCATTGTTTTGGGACGGTGAGAAATGGTCAGACGACCAAGGTATCTGGAGCTGGACAGACGAGGACGCAGCCAGGTATGAATTTATCCAGTGCCAAGACGACCTGGAAAATATCAAACGTATCCGCCTGGTAAAAGAGATCGTTTACAGAGACGAACCAGACGTGAAAACCAAAGTGCTGGAAGAGAAAGAATTCTAGCAGTTATTAAATTTTGCTAAAGAAAGGAATATCAAATGAAATCCACCACAAAAAACACTATGTCACAGAAGATTGAGACTATCAAAACTATCATCATCACAGCGTTGGTTGCGGGAATTGCCGCATTCATCGCTGGGAATATTTACGCGAATAACGTTCATAGCCAAGTTAAAGCGGAAGCTGTAAACATAGTTAAGGAAGTGAAGGTTAAAACGGTAAAAGAATAACGGAGGAGCGGACTCCGAAAGCAAAAACCGCAGGGGTCGAAGTCTCGCCCGTTTCTCAGGCGGGCGGCTGCGAAAGATTTCGACCCTTGATCCAGAAATACGACTGGAACGTTCGCACTATGATGGCAATTATGCAAGCAGAGAGCGGGTGTAACCCAAACACCACGGGAGACAAGACTATAACGTTCCAAAGTAACGGGCGTGTGTACGGCTATTCTGTATCTCTCTTGCAGGTTAGAATATTGCCAGGGCGCGAAGCTTGCGACAGCCACGATCCAGAAACTAACATAGCATGTGGCTATAGGATCTGGAAAAGTCAAGGTTATAAGGCCTGGTCGGCTTATACAAACGGCAAATATGCCAAATATTTAAGGTAAAGGAGAAGATATGAATGTAGCGGTGAAATATTCTTCCGGCGATGTGTACCTGATCGAAAATATCATTGCTACAGAGTTGGAAGGGGAAGAATTCGAAAAGACAAAAGAGAAGTACGGGCTGGAAAGATATAAGTTAGTGAAAAGTATCCCATTTACATGGTGGGGGCTTATCTCACGAAAACTCACAAAAGATGGATTAGTTTCGGCCCGCTACTGTCTAGGCGAGACGCTAAAAGATCCTGTGAGAGAGTTTCTGGAGAGAAAATAGCGTTTTCGCCGCTAAACTGCGGGTAACATAAATTATGAAATTGGAAAGGAAAGAATGAGCTACGGGATAGAAATGCACAACACCGTTTCGTCGGATCGGGAAGATGAGCTTTACCAAAAAGCCAAAAAATGGTTTTACGATAATTGCCACGGAAGCCCTGACGAAATTATAAGTAAACTAACCGACTTGCTAATAGAGGTAGACGAGGAAACAGCCAAACAACTAGGAATTAAGCGGGTAATAGTTGTCCGCACTAAAGGTAATGGAGGTGCCAAATGACCCCAGGAGAAGTAATGATCGACACAATCCTGTCCGAAATGTCGCGCGAAAAGATTATAGAGAATATAAACGCTTTTGGCGCCACCATAGATTGGGACGGTTGGGATACATGCGATATTTTATTGGAGATATGGCAATCAGATTGCGATGCCGGTGAAGAGGAAGACGGGATTTTAGTTTGTTTATACAATGGAGGATTAGTATGACAACTAGTGGCGAATTTGTCCAGTGGGTTAGCGCCAACATCCAAACAGCGCCTAGCTTGTTCGGCGGCGAGCGTACGGAATGGCGCAAAATGATGGAATACCAACTATTTGACTTTTGGCTGAAAAACATTCACTAAGGAGTTAATGATGAATAAGAAAACACTGCTTGAACTCCACCAGGCAGGCAAACTTGAGCTGGTGGGCGTGAACACATACAAAAAGGACGAAGCGCTGGAATTCGAGCGCAATGTCGACAATGTCGTTAAACGTTGTGGCGGGCCAGACAAGGTAGCAGGGCGTCCCACGACAATCCTACGGGCAAACGAAGTGTACAACAAATTTACCGAGGTTGTTATCGATAGGCACGGGTTTGTCCGGCTGAACACCAGCAATCCCGATAACAATTTTATATACAGCCTGTTTTACAGGAAAAAATAACTTAATAGGGAGAAGAATATATGACAAGGGAAGATATTATTGAACAGATGGTTGAGCAATTCAAATACAATGATAAAGACAACCAAAGCAATACTCTAATCTTGGAAGACTGGCTAGACACAAAAGAGGGTTTTGAAAGATACAAGGATTTTGTCAAAGACAGGATCGATATGGCGTGTAATTCAACAGATCTGGAATATGATCTGCATAACCTAAAAAAGCTGTCCAGAACGCTTTTCATTGAAGATATGCTATATACTCCAGGCGTGCCAATCGCCAAAGAAGTGATCGACAGCCTACAGGAACGGGCTGAAGCGATTTGGGAGATGGTGTTAAACGAATTATCTGATAAACATGAGCTGGTGGCTAAAGCTCTGGATGAATCAGATGATGAATACGAGGCTGATTTATCTAAGATGGGCGTGCTGTTCGTCCAAAAGGATTTTGAAAACGTAGAGGCGTACGATTTGGATCTTATATGGCAAGAAATTTTAGATCAAGCAGTGGCTGCTGACAGTGACTGGATGGATACAGATCCCACTGTAGTTGCTGAGGTAGTGAGATGAAAAGCTTATGTATTCGCCGAAAATCCAACAATGAATACATTTTGTTGGTGTTGACTTTTGAGAAAGAGTTATTGATGGTGTCCAAAGTCTTAGAGGTTTACCCAGATAATCAGACAGCAAAAGAGCAGGCCGCCATTCTTATGGGGACTGGAGATTACAACTCATTATTTTATGCAAACGGAAGGGAGAGAATATGGAGATAGCGGAACCTGCCCCGGTATTTTTGTCAGATGAACAGCTCAAGCTAATCCTGGAGGGCAGAGCTGATGAAGTTCGCCGTAAGATTAAAGATGCCACATCCAGTAACTCAGACTGGAAGAAAGTTTTGGAAGCTGAGAGTTCTCTGTATACAGCAGTACTTCTGGACTGTCCGCTTAACTTAACAAACTGGAACGTTGGTTTACCAGTGGATTACGCGCATATCTCCACAACTCTTAAGGTATTAGGAATAAACCCGATGAAGTTCCGCAAAAAATTCAAGGATAAACCATTCTTAGGTTATTTTCCAGATGAAGAACGTCTGCCAGCTGTTGATTTGAAGGATCTTTCTGGAGAGTTTATCAATGGAATGGTTTGCGCCTGCGTCACGGATTTAGCCGAGATTGAGGATGCTTTGAAAGGGAACCAAATGGTATTCAAGGCTGGAACTGTAATTGCTGTTTACGACTACAATACAGGAAAGCTGTCTTGTAAAATGCCGCTGCTTAGAGATATCAAAGTGCGGAGAAAAGGCGTTCGTTTCATCGAGGACGGCGAGATGGAGAACGAGCTTTCCTACAAAGTGGATATCCAGGAGTGGGCGCAGGGAAAAGTAAACGGCGTTTTCACCGCTAAACAGGAGGAGAATTAAAAATGGGTTATAGAGCAAACACAATAGTCGTTCATCGAGAATACGGAAGCCAATCGTTCTCGAACTGGGACGCGTTCGACAAATTTGTTGCACGAACTGAAGACACTTTGGGGATCGAGTTCATCGACGAACAGAATATGTACCAGGTGGAGAAAGAGAACGTCAAGAAGTATCTAGAAAACTTACCAGAGGACGGGCAAAGCGATTACGGACCGTTTACTAACAAAGAATTAAGACGCGCTTTGGAGAAGTCTTTAGAGGAGTCTCCTGGCGATTATGTTAGCTGGGAGTGGTTTTAGATGGACGCGTTTTTCTGTATTACTTTAGGAACACTTATCCTGTATTTTTGGATTAAATGGCGAAAGGAGGACAAGCCAGCAAAAAGAATAAGCGACGAGGAATTAATCACAACGGTTATTCCTACTATAAACGACAAGAAATAAGGAGAATATATGAAAATCAGCGAACCAAAGAAAATGCCACTTGTAGAGGTTAGTAGAAGGTCAGAGCGTAAAGAATTGTATGAAAAGCTAGATACTTTAGAGGTCGGAGAGATGGTCGAAATATCTTGCGACGAAACAGAGTACAAGTCTGTCATTGCTGGGCTACAACACTTTAGAACGTATCACTCAGAAAGCAGGCAATACACTCTGCGAACCTTGTCAAAAGGTAAGCAATACACGGTAGGCATTTGGAGAATCAAATAGTCAATTAACAACGTGTCCTGGGCAAGACATTAAACTGCCCGAGAGAAGGAGAATATCATGGCACAAACATCTGCTGGAGCACTGGTCGCTAAGGCGAAAATTCTGAAGGAAAACCCGAACTTTTACCGAGAAATCGGGCAAAAAGGAGGACTGAGAAAAGTAAAGAAAGGTTTTGCCACAAACTTGGCACTAGCCTCTGCGGCCGGAAAAAAGGGAGGCAGTATTAGCAGACGCAGGACGGCAAATAGCGCTGCGTAAACAGGAAATTTTAGAAAGGAAGTATCGAGATGAGCAAGACGTTCTTCGATGGCATAATGAAAGGGTACGGCGCTGATTCTGTTGAGAGCAAGTATCCTGTTAGTCTAGGATACACTGAAACTGGTTCGGAGGTCACCTTAGACCTCCACCAGATGAAGCACACTCTAGTCTCTGGAATGAGCCAGTCTGGCAAAAGCACTATGGTTAGAAAACTGTTGCCCAGTCTTGTAGAATATGCAGATGTAGCAATCTTTAGCACCAAATCCAGCGATTTTGTAGACTACGAAGAAAAAGCGTATGTTGCAGCTGATGTAGGACAGATGGGGCTTTTAATCAGGCGTACTGTCGGAGAGATTGAACAACGGGTGGACAAACTAAGCGACTTGCGAAGAAAAAATGGCATGCAGGAGCAATGTCCCGACAAGCCTTTGATTTTAGTAATTGATGAGTTCCAGTCTTTTGCGGAGCTAGCCGACCAAGCAACGAACGACGCATTAAAGAAAATAATCCGCGAAGGCGCGGGATTGAATGTGTTTCTGTACATTATCACCCAAACTCCGAATAAACGGGTGTTGAGTGACGGACTGCGGGACAACATCTCCACAGATATTGCGTTCAGACAGCGGGATTCGTATGGATCCAGAATGGCTATCGGTACGCGGGAAGTCGAGTTTATCGAGTTAAGGCAGTGTATCGTTAGGAATATTGATAAAAAGTTTAAGATTACGAGGTTAAATTAGTGACTAAAGAAGAGAAGACAAAACTAGTTTTAGAGCGTGGGTATTCACTCTTGAAAAAATACAAACTGGAAGACTGGAAAATTATTCCTAAAGATATACGCAGAGGCATTACTGGACAAACGTGGTACGATGAAAACACTATTGTACTGAGCAAGCGCTTCATTAGGGTTTGCGATAAAAAGCAGTTCGATGGAGTGTTTTTACACGAGGTAGCACATGTCCTGGCAGGACCTGAGGCTGGACACGGGAAGAATTTTGTAGAGGTGTGTAAAAGTCTTGGTGTACCTGAAGAATATGCAAAAGAGAAGACTCCTGGGATATTCATTGGATCATATATCATCTATTGCCCTGAATGCAAAGGATTCGGGACTGCAAACGACCCGGAGAGTGTATTTTGTAAGCGGTGTGCTCACAGCAAAAAGGTTTCCCGCTGCTTCGTCACTAGAAACTCATTCGAGGTATTCCCGTGGTAGGCGCCCAAACTTTTGTTCCTTCTGGAAGAGGGGATTGCTTGGAGAGTTCTTGCGTAACCTCCAGCATCTCCTCGTAGGGAAATGGCGTTTTCACCGCTAAACAGGAGTCCACACAAAAATCTACTACGAAGCCAGAAACTGACGCGACAGGGTTATCTGTCTCGACTAACTGGGCGACAAAACCTCCGATTGTCATATACCCCATGAGCGCATTGTACTCATAGTCTTCAAACTCTGGCAAAAATTGCAGAAAGTGCCCATACAAGAATAATTTATCGCCTATCTTGGGGGTATCCATACTCCGTACCCCTCATTCCTGGCAAGAACTTGCCCTTCTAGTATATCTATGGCATAAACATTGTGGGAATCGTTCTTATCGTCAGTGTGAAAGGTCACAGACGCCAATCGCCCGCGCTGGCTGAAGCGAAGAGTTTCCTTAGGCTCTCCGTCTAGGCTCGTGGACTTAATTGTAGAACCCCTTATAGCCTTGATCCCGTGCACATAGCACATTATTTCTAAACTCGAAATCATTTTGTCGTACCCGGCAATAATATTATTGTTAAAGCGTTTTGTGTCCCTTTTAGAGAGTAGCCGCAAAGTGTCGATAAAAGACTGCACAAGCTCCTTAGAGCCTTTATATGTCATGTCAAGCGGTATAGACATCTCTTCTCTCTTCCACGAGCCTAGACGACGTTTGATGAGCGAGAATAAGGTATTTCGTTTACTGATCACTATTGTTCTGTCGCCATTTTCTTTGAATTGTATTTCCGCGCGGTTAAGAATGCCTTGAAGAATAAGAAAAGCTTCTGGCTCCTTTTTTCTGTTCAGACTTATCTGTATATCTCCTCTGCCAAACTTGGACATAGCGGTCTTGTAGATCATCGCTCTCTGCAAAATGAAAGCAGCCAAAACATACCAATCCTCTGGCGGCATCTTCTTTACTTTTTTGAAGCCTTTGCCCCAAACAGTAAACATATCGGCTTTGTACTCTTCTTCTGAGACATATGTTGCGGTTCGGTCGAAGACAAATCGAGCTCCTGCCTGATAGGGACTGAGTTTTCTCACTTGGCTGCGGCATTCCTTGCCCTTTCTGAAGCCGATTACTTCATGTCTAGGAGAGAGTTTAATATTCCAGTAAGAATTTCCTAGACAGTGGATTCTCCCCCTGAACTTAATCAACTCTATAGCGAACGGCTGCATGAGGTGAGCTTCTCCCAAAAAGTTACGAACCAACACCTTGTCAAAGCCTTTGATGTCTTTGATTCGTTTCCAGCCAGTGTCTGTCATAATCTGGGTGTCTTTGTGAAATGCCATCTTACCACCTTATAAAAGCGCTTATATTCTTAGGTTTGAATTTATTAGCTGCCATATTAGCTATCATAGCAGAGTCAGCGTGGTCTGGCGAACGCCCTAGTATACGTCGAAGCTCTTTCTTGTTCGTGATTTTAGGTTTCCCAGTGTCCATATCGTACTTGTGGGCTGAAAGCTGGCGGATGAGATGCCCTTGCTCAATGACTGTGTTGAGAAGTTTAATTTTTCCCTCTTCGGCGTCTAGCATAAACTGGTAGTAACCGTCGTTTCTTGTACTTGCCCCTGCCGTGTAAACGTTTATCCTCCAGCCGAGAGACCTTAGACTATCTCTTAGTGCTGCGCCCACTCCGTTGCCTTCGATAGTGATGTTCTTTGCCAAAGCAGGAGTAAAACCATGTCTCTGAGCGTACGCTACAATCTTGTTGGCAATATACAAACTAATAACATCGTCTTTGCCTTTCGGTGATGGAATTTCGACCTGTTCGACTATTACTCCGTTTTCGACTAAGGTGAGCACTGTATCGTCTTTTCCAGCGTCTGATGGGTCAACCCCGATAAACTTGCTAAACTTGTTCTCGCCGCTTCTTGTTTTTTCTGGTTCAGGGATTTCATAGACAGTCATCTTATCAATTAGCGCAGTCGGGAATAATGTGCCATCTTCATCGGCATAATCCCAATTGCCGTCCAAGAGGCGTCGTTTTTCTAGCGGAGGAAGCCGTCTAAGGCTCTCTACGTAGTTTTCATCGACAAAAGGGTTGTCTAGTACTGTTGAACGAATATATGCGTTATACGCGGGCAGACGCTCTCCATTAACCCAAACATAGCCGTTCTGCCATTTCTGTACACGCCCGCCGCCTAGCTGGGCGTACTTATCATAGAACTCTTGACGAACAAATGATGGAGACGGGTTACAGCTCGAGACCACAGTGCCTGTAATCCCGTATTCTTTGTTTCTCCAGCGATTGACACGAGAAGCTAGAGTATCGTAGGCTTTTTTGCTCACTTCTCCCACCTCATCAATGAAAGCACCAGTTAACTCAAGAGAACCTAGACTCTCCATTTCGGGGTCGGACGGCTTAGCTGTAAGATCCAAGAGAAGAAGAGATGAGCCATTAACATATTCCAAAGTTGAGTCTAAAAGATTTAGCTTATAATCGTTCTCGCTAATCCCTAAACTGGGGTGGACTTTGGAAATAAGAGTAGCTAGGGTAGTTTGCTTTAAGCTTTTTAACTCTTTACGAGCTAATCCCCATCTTGTGCCTGGATATTTTTTGCAGGCTATTGCGGCTATGAGTCCGAGCAAGAAGGTCTTGCCTCCACCTGCCCCGCCGCCAAAAACAAGCCCTACAACTTGCGGGTCTTCAAAAAACTGAAAGGCGAGGCTCTGCACCTCTGATATTGTCAGGTCTGATTCCATTTAGTATTTGTCTCTGTATTTCTTTTGATATTTTCGCCATCATTAGAGGCGGTACGCTCATCCCCATAACATATTCTGGCTTCATGCTGCAGAAATCAAAATCTCTGGGGAACGAGCTGATTTTTATTGCTTCTTTAGTGTTGATAGTTCTCGGATAAAGCGGATGAAAGTTAGCCCCCGAAGCGGTGATTGTTCGGGCTGGTCTATCCATCCATAGTTTTCGTCTAGCGCCGAACTTGCCTACTTGGTCGCCTTGTTCTGCCGCTGACCAGTATTCTTTATACAAATCTGTTAAGTTGCAGTCTTGATCTGAGTTGTCGCTAACTTCTGAAAAAGGAATTGGTGGCTCTTTGAATTTCAGATTCAGGTTCTTGCCTAATCTGTTCGAGATAAAGAACACTCTTTTTCTACTCTGGGGCAGTCCCATTTTTGAGCCATCTAGGATGAATACTTGTGTTTTATAGCCGCTTTGAGCCATTCTTCTCGCGTATTCTTTGGCGTATGGTACAGAGTTAGCTCTTACCATTTCTTTAACATTCTCGGCCACAACGACCTTGGGTCTCATTTTTCTAGCCAGTTTTTCAAATTCAAAGAATAGAGTATCTAAAACTTGCTCGGACTGCCCCTCGCGGAACTTCTTCTTAACTCCCCAGGCTTTAGAGACCACCCCTGCCACACTGAACACTGAGCATGGTGGACTTCCGTCTAAGATATCCACTTCAGGCAGGTCATCTCTTTTTAAGAGGTCTGATATACTACATTCAAAGAACTGTTTTGGGTTGTGGTTTGTTCTGTAAACTTGGGCCATTTCTTTATCAATATCATTAGCTGCAATAACTTCATAGCCCGCTAATTTGTAGCCCATCGTTGAGCCGCCACCTCCACAAAAAGTAGACATAACAGTAAGTCCGTTTTTTCCAGGGTAGTCTGAGAGACCCCAGTCATACATTATTGCTTCACCCGTTTGGCCGCTCTGCCATCACCAAGCTGCTTCGAGGGAACAACTTGGATTGTGAAGTCGGTCTTCGCGAAGAACCCGTCTGAGGACTCGAGGCTTACTTTGTCTCCAAACCCTGTCTTGCGCACCCAGTCAGCGGCTTTCACATCACCACTCATAGCTTTCGACATCATCACTGCTGCTATAATGTAGCCTCCAGTCTTTCTTGGAAGTTTGGCCCAGTAATCTGGCTGGTTCTTGAATATCTGGTCGATTAGCTCTTCGTCATCAAGAACTTCTCGAACGATTTTGTCGAGATGACGTGGTTTCTGTTTTTTATTGATTGAGACTACACCAGCAGCCCTTTTCTCGGCTGCTTTGGCTGCGTTCTTCCGTAGGTTCTCACGCCGGATTCTTTTTAGTTCTTCCGGGGTACATTTTCGTTTTCTTGCCATCTATTTATATTTTATCATGTTTAGTTGTGATCTTGATGTGTTTTAATCTTTCGGTGTCTGTTTCTATCAGTTAAACAAAACTACACCGTCAGATTTACTCTTCATCTATAATTTTCTCCACTGCGTTCAACCGCATAACTGGATGGCTATATAAGGTGATGGTTTGCCGAGAGGTGGTAGGACTTTGAAACCTTGCGCCCGTTTATAGTCCTTACTCGTATAGTCACATCTTTTACTGCTCAAGTTGCAAAGTTAGCAGTTACTTTTCTAACTCTAGTTGCGGGTCTCGGTGAGGTTGCAACGCCAACCCGAGAATGCCGCTTTCGAGTCACTTATATAGCCAGTTGACAACACCACCACGGAGCAAAGGAATTCTCGTCTTTTGGACTTACTCCCATTCGGGAACCCAGCTTTATTCCTCAGGTTGATGTTGCCAGTTATGCGGTTGAATTTTAATGTTCCACAGGGTACGATTTGTACCCGATTGAGCAGTTCGCCGACTTGCTCAGGCCAAGACTTTATTCAGCAGTCGGCTCGCCGAACTTCTCGATGAATAAATTGAGTGCTTCTGCTGGTGTTTTACCAAACATCACTCGCTTATCCTCTTGCACGTTTGTGAAAGTACTATCATGACAAAACCATGAATTGCCGTCTGATTCTATAATTAAGCTTGGTACTTTGGATGGTGCGTATTCTTGCATCGCTATGCTCCTTTATTTGATTGATTTTTGCCCAGTTTTTTGACGTATGGCAGGTCATTGGTTAACGGTGCTTACCTGTTACCCCTTCTTCCGTCGAGCCTTGATCATTGCCTGTGTGAGCTTTTTCTTGGTATATGGCTTCTTGACCGATGGGCATTCCACCGGCTTACCATCGCAATATACACCCTGACAGTATTCGCTGTCTACTGTCTTGGCTGGTCTTCCACAAATCTGACAACCTGGCCACATAATCTAATCTACGGACTCCAAATCTTTAATCGCTTTCTTGACATCAGCCTTGTTATATTTTTTGCCGTCGATTTCGATAACTGCCGACTGTGGATCAAAAAACTCAAAACCGTCTATCTTCAGCCGCTCGGCTGTACACCATCTGTCAGCGGCTTCATACATTCGAGAGTAGCTCAACAAATAACAACCGTCCACTGCCGCTAGGATCATTCTTTTCTCATAACCAAGCACAACAAGGTCGCCAGCGCAAAGATTATCTAGGGTTTTCTCAGTAGGCTCTAGCATTTCGTTTGTCCAACCTATGTCGTAGTGGTTTAACATATAGGCATCACCATCACCACATATACCTGTTACGGTATCGACTTCATCAACTAAGGTTGCCATAAAACTCGAAAACAAGTAATCGCCATACCAGTGGTTAATCTTGAGATCTTTACGTACTTTAACCCTATCGCCGACTTTGAATTTATTTGCTGACATTAGACTTCTCCTAATTTTTTAATCAATTTATGAACACCTCTTCCTGAGCCAAGACCTTTGCTGGTCCACCAGCCTGTGTACGGATATAGTTTTGCGATATGATTCTTTCTGTCATTTCTCTCATAGATATATATTGCTTTCTCGTTAGCATTCCAGCCTACAGTATACATAGCCTCCATAAGTAAATCAGTTGCGTATTGTACGCGGCTTGGTTCAAGAGATTTTCGGCGCTCTTCACGCTCTTTCTTCATAGCGTCAAATACTGCCCTCAACTCACCCATTTCCATCCTTTCGTTTATACCTTTATCATACTGAAGAGTTTTACAAAAGTCAATAAACTTATGGCTTTATAAGGCATCCAGAATGACTTATAAGATCTCAGTCAGCAAAGCTCTTCTTCTATAGCTGAATCTTCAGCCACATCGTAATCATTGACATAGTAGTCATCAACCATAACCTGTGCGTTGTGCTTGAAGAACTCTCGCTTGTCATCATCAGACATACTGTCCCATTCATTTTCGTCTACGATCAATTCTAGGTGTCCACTACGTAGATGACCTCACACAGAATCAAGTTCTCGTGTCAATTTAACCCTTGCCATCGCAGTCCCTTTCTTTTGATTGGTTATTAAATTGTTGTATGATTGCGTGTTCGCGATTGGCAATCTGACTCTGATATTCATCTTTCAATTCCTCTTCCCTGTCTCTAATATATTCATACATATTAGCTAAATTAAAGTCTGGGAATTGCCCCATAAACTCTAAAGCATGTTCTAGAGCCTCGATTTCGGCCTTCTTGACGACTGCCATGAGCTCATCATCATATTTTCGATAGACCTCGTTGATGTCTTCGTCCTTGACAACCTCTTCGGTTATCAGTCTCAAAAAGTCATTTTGAAATCGCTCTAGGGTCACGTGTATTTCTAAATATGGGTTCATTATTCCTCCTTATTCTGTAAGCTTAATCGAATTCTTTATCTCTTCCAATGTTGCCTCGACTACCACCCAGTCTTCAAATAATTCCTTTTCTGAATCGTATTCAATAGCAAAGCGTGGGTCATCTTCAGAAACAACTACCCACGTGCCACCATGTCCTGAGTACGAGTGATAATATACTCCATAGATTTCGTATATCTGACGATATTCTGTATCGAACTTCTCACCATCACTTTCCCAAAACACTCGAGGACTGTCTCCTATAAATTGTAATTTCATAAACATCTCCCATCTTTGTAATGTTTCCCACTTTTTAGATATCCCGCAATCTTACCTACGACCTCTTCTAGACTGCTGCCCTCGGCTCGCACGAAATCGGTGCCATCGTTATCTTCTGTATCAACCATAAGAAACCTAGCACGGTATTTAATTTTTCCATCAAGCATAGCTCTGCATGAGATGGTGAGTTCGGGCGTATTATATTCTCTATCTTTAATATATTCTTCTATGCGTTCTAAGGTGTGGTCAAGGGTTTTGATTTTGGCTTTTTCCTTTTCTTCGTTTATAAGCCTGACCAGTCCTTTTACAAGACCGCTGACGTCAATCGACGCCTCATTATCGAGCTGATAAAGCCCCCTGATTTTTTCGTTGGCTGCCATTTGTTTATAGGCAACGTAGCCAAAATGGGTGTAAATAATATTTTCTAGTTCTCTATCGGTCAATTCCCTGAGCATATTACCTCCGTGTTTGCTTCGTGAATATTACCAACGACTTTATAATCATCATAGAAAGCAGTGAATATGTCAGGCCAACTGTCTTCACCAACAGGCTTCCAATCGTACTCATTATCTGATTCACTCCAGACAACCTGGCACAAATTGGAAATACTTCCGTCTCTATGGTAAAGAGCTAAAATGTCGCCTACGTAAACCTCTTGACCGGCACGATTATATAGACCTGTCCACTCCTCAATTACCAGCCGTCCCTCGATTGGGATAGGCTCATTATCACCTTCTAGTCTAGCTGAAATGAGCTTGTCGTTTCGCCAGTGCAGAGATACGGCTTTGCGCATTCTTTTTTCTAGCTTGTCCCAAACTCTGAGCTTCAGTTCTCGCATTAGATCTCCTTCTTTGTATCCAATTCGTGAACATTGCCGATAACCTCACAATTCAACTGATTAGTATCGCAATCATATACCAATTCTGATAAACAGATCGAAAGCCTGCCCGGCGCACATAACATAAACCTTGACGATTGGTATTCTACAGAATATGTCAGCTTGCCATATTTAACGATATCACCCTCATAAATCTCTATACCGTTTATGTCTTTTAGTCCTGTGTATTGCTCGATAACATGCCGCTTGTTGTCTGGGTCTGGTAATAGTCGCGTATACCACAAGTCAGAGTCATTGTTGTCGTATCTCTCGAATATAAATATATTGCCCAGATTGTCTATAGCTATGTCTTCTTCGTTAAGGTAAGTCTTTTCTAGGTTATCCCAGGCTCTGAATTTTAATTCTCGCATTATCTTAGTTTCTCCAGTTCTTCAAGCTTCAGAATAGCATTATCAATACATTCTGGCTCGTATCTATACTTATAATATTCTCGCGACGTTTTTGACGCTCGACGCAAAATCCGCAATATATCTTTTAGCTCGTAGACACATTCTGGATTTATTGTGTTGAAATGGTATGATAGAGAGCCGCTTTCTACTTCGCGTATAGCGAGAAAACCAAACTTATTATTCGTTCCTTTTGCCACAATAACCCCGTTCGTGTCCGCATGACTGTAAATCATATACCTATAGTTGCCAAAGTCTGTATCTTCAATCTCAAAGTTCTCCATCTTATACCAGCCGATACTATACACCCTAGCACACGGTCCGTTCTCGCCAAAAGTTCCCTTAGCATAAGCTGGGCAAATTGTCTGAGTAAAATCCTCGTGAAGAAAATGATCCTCGTCGGCTATTTTAATTAGTGCATTATCGTCGTATAGTGATTTTACTTGTGATACAGTATCTCCTTTGATATCAAAATTCTTAAGTTTGGTATTTTCATAATTCCAGATATAAACAAACTCGGTATTTGGTTGTAACCCTCTTTTGTATAGTTCGATTGATTGTTCTAGAGTGTCAAAAACTTCGTTGTTGGAGCTCGGCTCTGTCATATCTCCCTCCCATTCTTATAGCATTTTAGATGCCCTAGTTCACCGCCAACAGATTCACAACGAGCCTTAGCGTCCCTGACTCGTCTTGTATCATCTGCATCAATAATAACTAAAAAAATTACAAACGCCATGCCGATTACAAATATCACCAACAAGACCATTTCAAGTGACCAAGCTATCTTTGATAATTTGTCATTTTCCATTCTCCACTCCTCGTCAAGCATCTTGTTCAAAACTTTTTCTATCTAATTTGCTCATATCTCACATACCCTTCCTTAACTAAAATCACCATCCATAAAACGACAGCCATCAATTAGCATTTCGCCATCTCTAACGCAATCATCTTTATCGGCGAAGTGCTCCTTATGACACACTTCGCGCCAAAACTCAGTTGGCGTATGCTTATAGCCGTCCTCGTCATAGACTACCTTGCATTTTTCGACAAATCGCTTAAGCTGTTTGACATTCTTATAATACTTGCCTTTATTGTAGGCAAATCTGAAATGATTACCATAGCTTGATTTGCCAATATGGACCGTTTTCTGGCAAATGTGTTTTTTAGAGCAGCCGGGGCATTTATGCGGCTCTGATGTCTTAACGTAATAATTCATTCCCATTTTTTGCCTCCCTCTTCAGTGTTAAAAATATGTAAAGTATATGTATGCTGTTTACATATTCTACAGTGCAATCTCGCAGAAAAGCACTGTGTTATTCAACCGCATAACTGAACAGATAGAGTAGCGTAGTCTCGGCTCTCTTATCACGTGATTCATAGCCTATACCACTCTCGGTAGCAAGGTGACCCGTCGGTCTTACCAAGTCAAGAACGAGTTGCTGTGCTGAGCTACAGTCTATCTGTCCAGTTACACGGTTGAATGTTAATGTTCTGCGTTCATTGTAGCAAAGGTTTTTATAAAGGTCAAGGTTTTCACCCCAGAAGATTGTTTACAAACGCTTGAACGCGAAGTCTTCGAAGAAACTCTTGACGTCTTAGTTCATCTTCAACAAAACTAGCACAATTTTCAGTGTACTCTTCTAAAAAATCTATAATGGCTTTAGTAACCTCGTCTTCAGCTTCTTTCATCCAAGACTCTAATTGATCACGAGAGATTTCCGATTTACTAAACTGTATCCCCATTATAACTCCTGCTTCTATGAGGAGTGAGACGTTTTCTCTCGTTATCTTTCTGTTATCGTCGTCTAAAACCATAGTTTATGTATATTCCTCGCTACCCAGTGAATCGCCCACTCTACTTCTCTCAGCTGCTGTTTAGTGGCGGGTTTAGTGATGTCGCACAAAGATTCATAACCAGACAGAGCTTTGTAGGCGCGCTCTATTTCTGCTTGGCGTTTTCGGGATTCTTCAGATGACGGAAATACTTCGTGCTGTTCTTTTATCCATTTCAAGTGCCACTTTAAGTGCTGAGCTAACATATTACAAATAGTTATGTTTGAATTCCAGGCATCTTCAGCAGGCACTGTGCCTTTCTTACGAAGCCTGTTAGCTTTCATGTTTCTTGGTTTTTCTCTGACCCATCGCCAAGCTCTATAGACTGGACTAGGTATCCGGTCAAAAAGCCACCAATATAGTTCGCTATGTTTCTTCATTTTTCCTCCCTATAACCTTTAATCTAAAGCTTCATCTTTCATTAACTTACGAAAAGCTTGCCATATGTGTTCACAGCAAATAATCCTACTAACCTCTTTTTCACGGTCTATATTGCGGTTCAAGACTATAGCGTTACACAAGTCAGCAGTGCTCTGTACGCATCTATCTACGGCTGCTTGTATTTCTCTTTTGAACTCATTCACATCATGTTCGGTGAGTTTATAATGGGTTAGCCTATTGTGTTCTCGTTTTTCTTGGTAAGTGCATAGCCGCGATACGGTCGTACAGAGCAACTTGTCTATATTGTTTTTGTATTGACGATGGCTAATTTCGCCCCTACTTAATTTAGCCCCCTCGTCAGATGCCTGTAATAATATTTTCTCTATTTCTTGTTGCATTCACCCTTTCTTTCCACTGTTATATCTTAAAAGTCATCATACAAATTGTTCACATAGGTTTCGCTTTGTTCCAAAAATATTCAAAGACTTCGTCGCCCGTTGGGTTCTTGCGCAAGAAGAATACAAGGTGCTTGTCTTGCTTGCTCAGTCCCAGACTGGTATTAAGAGCCAACCCTTTATTAGTTAAGCCTCTGGTCATCTCCATAATCTGAAATGAGTGTTTTTTGATCTGCTTGCAATCAGACATGATTTTGTTATAGATATCCTCAACCTGAGGCAAGAATTCGTCTGGGATATCCATGCTAGCTGGAGTCTCACCATTTTTTGCTCGTTCCCAAATGTTTTTTGACGTGATGTTAGAAATGAGTCTATGACGCTCTATAAACTCTTGTGTTTTGATTTTAACCCTGGCATGAGTATAAATGTCATACAAAACGACACCCTCGACACCAGATTTCTCTAGATACTTTTTAGCTAGAGCCGGGGTAAAACTTTCTACGGGTGTCAAAAATGAAGGTAGCTTAACTGAAGTAGGGAATAGCTCGCTGCCATCATTCATTCGGACCGCCCAACATTTTAGCTTAGGGATGCTTCCATGTTTTGTGACGATTACCCCCTCGTCTCCAGGAAAGTCCATCAGTAACTCGCAGCAGAATAGAATGTCTTGCGGCAGTTTGTTGTCAGACACTATCTCTCGAGCTGTTTGAGCGTACCTACTTTCAAAAGACCCCTTAGAAGTGACTATCAATCCATATTCGTGGTCATTGATAATCTGGATCATATACCCGTCTTCTTTGGCTGTGATGTAAGAGTTTTCAAAAGATACATTCTCAGCTCCAGGCTGTCCTAGGTTAAAAAACTTTGGCACGCAATTGATAACTATTCTGCCCGAGTCATCTAAGACTAGACCACGGGACATGAGAGTTTCTGGTGTCCAATGTCTATCAAGTTCAGTCCTCTGTGTATAGGTGTAAATACTTAACGGTAGCTCTGGATGTCTCTGAACACGAACGTAGTTGTCTCTGATCAGTCTGTTGAGTTCTTTCTGTAGTTTAGTTTTTGCCATACATAGACTTCTCGTCAGACTTCTTAGATAGCAAATCAATGAACGTAGTTTTATCAACAGCTTCTGGAGACAGGTCGATTACGTCCTCTGCCATCTCAGAGACGACTGTTGCGCCAGCAAGCTCTAGCACCTCGTTCAAGGTGATTATGTCTGTGTAATAGTTCAGAGCGAATTTGCGGGCACGCTCAGCAGATTCTGTATACTGTGAGCTTATCGCCTGCTCTAAACCAGACTGCATGAAATAGAACCTACTGTGTTCGTCTGTTACGTTTATTATGCCAAGAGTCTTGTGTTTTTTGTCCATGACAGAGTTCGTCAAAACAACTAAGTTATTAGGATCGATGACATACTTTCTATCCACCAAACTTTTATCTGATTGCCCCACAAATATCTTGAACGGGCAGACACTCTTAAGGCGGTAATTGTAAAAATTCAAATTAACCAGCCAAGACCCACGAGACTCACTGCTTACCCAGAATAGTTCTGACGCGCCTTTAGGCTTCGGTGCGTCTGTGATATCACCTGAGAATAAGATATTCTTCTTTCCGGTACTGTATTGACCATCCCAGCCTATTTTGCCTAGACTGTTTGATAAAGACAGATCTAAGTCCACCCGCTGGCTAGAAGTATTAAACCAATGAACCCCTACAACCATATCGTTGTCTAATTCTACATAAGAGCCACTCGGGATTTCACCAGTAAACATCTTCTCTGTCGATGGAATAGCATACTTAACTTCTTTAGGAATGAAGAAGGTCTTACCTTCAACGTTTGGTTTTATGTCGTTCGCGATATACCTTAAGACAGCTTCATAAAGAATCTGGGCGCCTCGCTTGTTCTCAAACTCAAACTCTTTAGTAAACGATTTGCCGTTTCTTACTCTGTACATAATAGAATCAGCTTCTGTCGTGCGGAACTTCAAAGCATAGGCTAGCCTAATCTTACGAAAAATATTAGCATTCGCCATAGCCTCTTTGAACGAGTCGGCGTCTGGGGCTTGACGAGTTTTTAAGCGATAGGTAATTGAATTCAACAAGTCCTCTGGCATTGGCTTGTGGTGAGATTTAGCTAGACGACGAATCTTGTTCACATGCCTCTTCAGCCCAGAGTTCGTTCTTAGCGCTAGGAATATAGGTTTGAACCGATAGAAAATCTGGGATAGTTTCTCTAATCCATACATTTTTTCGTATGAGTTGAAATATCTAACAAGCATATTGTTATTCCGAGATTTTAGATCTTCGATGAGTTCTTTATTTTTGATTAACAGTGTAGTCTGTGTAGACTTGTAAACAACAAACCTCAAAAACTCAACTGGGTTTTGCGGTACTATATCGAGATGATCGTAGAGCGCTGCTCTGACTTCTTTGTTAACAATCTGATTAACTTCGTTAGAAGATATTCCTACGTACTGGGCCACTTCTACAGCGTCTGTAACAGATTCGTTGGACAAAGCCACGCCTGACGAGAGTAGATTAAGCAACTTCTCTTTTAATTCGTCTTTCGTGTATCCATGAATTACTACCAGACGAACTCCCTCTTTCAGTTCTGGGGCTTCTAGCGCCTCTGCGGGTATATACACGCTATCTTCGTCGTAAATTCCTAACTGTTCTGCGCCGTACGTTGTGAGGTAGTGAATCATCTGCTCAAACACGAGCTGCCTTGTCGAAGAGTCTCTGACTTTTGCGAATGATTTATGAAAGGAAGAATTCAGCTCTTCTGGGTCGCGTCCATAAAGTGCGTTTACTTTCCCAAGTATAGCGTCAAAACTCCTCGAAGAAAATACTGGCTCAAAAACAAAACCTAAAGGAATAGTTTTCTCCATAAGTTCTGCTGCTCTGTCCTTGTCGAGCTCTACCTTTGATTCTACTGGCAAAGCCTTGAATAGGCGTAGCGTTGACTTCATCTTTTCCTCCTATAGGTTATTTGATAGGCAGAGCCCCTTATAAATACAGCGAGCAGTAAAAGTTTTTTGCTCTACCTGTTGAGCTACTTCGCTCGCGCGAAGGCAAGATTCGAACCTGCAACACAAAAACTGCATTTTTAGGAACTACTTATGCTGCATAGCAAACTGTGGCGAATAGTAATTACGCCGCTCTGCCATTGAGCTACTAAGACAGGAATCGAACCTGTATCAGCGGGTTAAGAATCCAAAATAGGAACTATTTATGCCACAGTTTTTTAATATACAAGGCGGCGGGTAGTAACTTTCATCCATTGTAAGCTGATTATTATTAGGAACTACCTTTGCCACTTTCATAATATCAAAGCATGAGCTTCGTGTCAAGAGTTTTTAATGTTTCAGAGCCTATTCTGGTTCTTTTCTTGATCCCCAGGATATCTTTCACACAAGTGGTAACGAATTGCCTGTCGCCAGGCAGACCAAAATCAGCGAGGACCTCTTCATTATCTCCTTCGGCTTTCTTGTTGGACACGAACATAGTGGTCACCCCAGTCAAGAAATACCAATTAGAGTCCGACGGCTCTCTCTTCATCTTCTTGTCATAACGGTCAAAAGCTTCGTCTAGTGTATTAACCGTTAAGCCAGCGACATTGAAACGGGAATCTCTTGTGATCTTAATCTCTATGTCTCGTTTACTCATTTACGTGAATTGTTCCCTGGTACCAGGCCAAACAAGAGAACGAAAAATATACCACGCGTCCAGTCCTTGGTATACATAGCATAGCATATGTTCGCAAACACAACGATGCAAAACAAAATCGTGAGAACAATGCTTATGATGATTATTCTGTTATTCTTCATTATCGGCCTTTCTCCTTTCTATATAGTCCATTAAATCTTCGTAGTCTATTCTTATTTTTGCTTCGACGGTCGGTATTATCAGAAAGCTTCCGTCTATATAGTCTCGACGAGTAAAATCAAAATCTGCGTCAAGAGACCTCAAACACTGATCGATATTATCTCTGATGTAGCTTGCTATTTGCTCTTGATTGACTTCTATCACAGCGCGCGCTCTCCAAGCAGCTCACGGTTCTGGTGAACATTACCAACAACTTCCAAAGTGTCAAGGTCAATTCCCATAGTATTAAGCTCGGAAAAAGTGTATAAGAAGTTGTTATCTATCATCCGCAACCCGAAACCAGCCAAACCATCTGACCACTCTACCACGCCCATGTATTTGCCTTTTTTGCTGCTGAAAGAGCAGATATCACTCTCATAAATCTCTGTGTCACTCTTGTCTTTCAACCCGATGAACTGCTCAAAAATCACATCGTCTTGTGGGAATCTCACATCGTTCAACCTATTGCAGATGAACTCTCGGCTCAATATAAAAGGCTTTCCGTAGATATTGTCTTTTAAGCTAAACGCTCTAAACTTAATACCACTCATACCTACTCCTCATCGGATTCTTTAATTGGAGTGTTTTTAGATTTTCCGTGGTCTTCGACTTCGTAGTCATCAACCACAATATACGCATTGTCCTCGAAAAACGCTTTCTTCTCTTCCTCAGAGAGATCATTCCATTTGTCTGCGTCTACAACTAGCTCTAAATGCCCATAGCGTAAATGTCCTGATACATAGTCAAGCTCTTGGGTTAATCTAATTTTGGACATATACTCTCCTTTGCTTTCTTTAATAAGCCCGATGACATCGTCTATATGTTCTTTTGAAATACTTTCTATCTGATTGATAATATCTACAGCACTGAATTCTTGCTTGCCAGCGGCTTGGTATGCTGTATCCCTCAATTTAGCCCAGATATGATTAAGAGCTATCTCGTGCAACTTTATGTTTCTCATTGAAATCTTGTCGTCGTAGGTGTCTCCATGAAAGGACACATTACCAAGAGCTTCGTCTAGTAATCGTTCTATATGTTCTTTATCAAAGTCACTTATTTCGACCATCCTCAACTCCAAAGTAAATTAACCATTCTTTTTTGTTCTCTTTGATAGATTTTTCAGCGTCTTCTCTAGTCTCGTAGCGCACACTCTCACCCGCGTCTTGCCACGAGCACTGAAAGTACTCTAGTTTTCTTTCAAGGTGGTTGTAGGCGACAAACCACCCGCCGTTGCCGTTCTCAAAGTCTGGTGTAAAAGTTGAGGTTCGGCGTAGTCTGGCTTTGGCTAGTTTGCGACGGCGGGCTTTCGAACATTCTTCTTCAGTGCGGTAAATATTTCCACGGTCAAAATTACAGACGTCAATGGTAGTGTTACTCCAATTTGTACAATCAACTCTTCCCCAATAATCGATATGCCAGTATTCATCCTCAGGCTGAGGCTTCCAGTGGATACTATCTGTCGGTTCTTGGATTTTCTCAAACCATTCATCAAAATTATCAATATCTCGGATTTTCCACTGTAAATCAGCACTCGTGTCTAGCGGTACTAGTCGCGCAAGTAGACCTCGGTTGTCGTAGCCTCTAACATCCGCCTTGAATTTTGTGCCTGCCTTGGCGGTCGGAGTGTCTTTACGTAATTTATAATAGGTCATTATATATCCTCCCATTCTTCTACAAAATCTTCAATGTGCCAATAGTACATAATCACATTGCTCTCTTCAGGTAAATGAATCGTGAGCGTCCAGTATGGGGGAAAGTCATTTTCAATAGTTCTTCTAAGATATACTTCATATGCCTCATCCTCAATTAAGCACCGAACCCTGTCTCCACTAATACGATGGGCTGGAGTGTCTCCTCCAAGATATTTCATGCGATAAAACATTTCACCCTGATTAGCAGTCTGCGCCATCTACAGCTCCTTCGTCTTGTTCTTTATATCTTTGATCAGAATTTCCAACTCACCATCTGTCCACTTATACGGGGTTTTCATACTCTCCAACAAGTCAACAATGTCTTCACCATAAGTTTTCAACATGAACCTCGTATACCCAACTGAATTACTCTCGTCGAATCGATTGCACGACCGGCACTGAGCATGAACATTTCTTTCATCGTATCTGATAGCCATCCATTTGCGATTTATGAAGTGTCCAGCGTCAGCCTGTTCGAAAGGCTTTATTCGACCGCACGAACAGCAAACGAAAAAACCGTTTTCAGAATCTCGCAGGCGTATATACTTCGAGAAAACTCTGTCAGCTTTTTTGATCATGTTTCTACTTGCCATGCCCATATATTACTACAGATTTATGTAAAAAGCAAGAGCATTTTCTCTTTTGTTTATCGGTTGACTTTTTCATACTCTAAAAGAACATAGACAGACTGCTGCACATAATGCGACCGCGGCTGCTACCTGGTAGTTATACTTAGTACTATATATTTTATTGAATCGACTATTAGATTCTGCATAGCTAGAAGCCATCCACTCTGCGAATTGTCTTCTTGTCAACCGGGGCTCTTTCTTCAGTTGAGAAATAGTTTCTTTTGGATCAAGTGGCGACGGGGTTTTGCTTGACATCATAGACATTACAGATAGAACTGCTGATATAACAATAAACAACCCCCATGGTTTTCCCATAGAGACAATCACCTGAAGCAGTAGAATTGCAGATATTAAGATAACTCCTCCTCTCACCTGCAAGAGGACCATGTCTGACGAGCGTCTGTTTACCTTTGCTTGTAGGTGTTGGGCCAAGTCTAGCCAGTTATGTTCTTGAGTCTTTGAATCGTTTTTCTTATTGTCCATTTGAGTATCCTCGCTTTCTTCCTATTTCTCTCTTTCGTTTATTGGTCATATCTTCTCTCCGCTCCTAAAACACTTGCTATTTGCAAGTTCTCCACCCATAGACCTACAACGAGCTGACAGCTCAGATTGCTTATCAAAATCGTAGCTGCTTATACTGGAGCTTAGCCCAAGTAGTAGAGCAAAAACTAGCAGACTCAGAAAAGTAACAATAGCATCTTTGGAGATCGACTTTCGTTGATCGTTGGTTGATTTATTGCTACTTTTCATTGCCTTCGCCTCTGTTATTTTTGTTGACCGTTGGTTGATCGTCTTGACCAATAATCTTAATGTCGTTGGCGTTTACAAACTCCGCTCCACAAGCTGCGGCTACTTGACGATATCTGTCTTCAAAGACGCTGTTACCAAGTTCTATGGTTTCTAGTATTACATCGTCGTATTCGCCTGGCGAAGATACCAGTATTGCTTTGGTGTTATAGCCACCATTACTAACGTAAATCAGCTTTTTAGGATAGTACCCATTGTTTGTCATAGCACATCCTCCGCCTTGATAACCCCTGCATCACCAACAGTGTCTGCTTCTGATACACCCCAGATGCCATATTCCAGAAGCTCGTCAAAATCTACTGAACCAAGGCTCTGCTCGTCTTGTATATATTGCTCAACGACCCGCTCGGCCTCTTCCTCAGAGCTGGCTTTAATAAAAATCCTGCCTATACCGGTTTGTCTAATTTCTGCTTCGTAAATCATTAATATCTCCTCTCACTCCATGATTTGGGGTATTTCGGTATCCCTGAATTGTCTACGCAAAAGTCTGCAGAGCGGCCATTGTCGACATAAACATAGTCTTTACCAAAGTACTTTTGACAAATCTCATTCCTAGACAGTGAGCGGCTGGTATCCGTCACTCTGATGACCAAGAACACAAAACCCACCATGAGCAGTAACAACATAATTGATATAATAAAATCTGTTTTATCTGCTTTCATGGCCTAGTCCTCCAACCTGTTAAACACAACCTCATATCTGCCATTGTCGAGAGTAATCTTTATATGACGAGCTTCTGCGGTCTTAAGTATTTCTACAATTAGTCTAAGAGACAACTCTAATCTAATCCTTGTTGGGGCTACATTCCATAAAGCCTCTAGTGGTCCTGACATATGTTGGCATCTCCTTTCTCTATGTCCACAAAATTAGTGGTTTAGTTGACATTTATTACATCATCCACGTCTCGCCGTCGTCATATGGATTAACGCCGTTCACAAACTTGCCGCAATTAGGACACATTGAGGCAGCGTCGGGGTAACTTCCAACACGATACGGCTTTAGCGATGCCTGATATGCTTTCCAGTTTCTACTGTCACCGCGAATAAGCAGTATTTCGTCATCGCAACAATCGCGTTTTACCATCCACCTATTAGTATCCATGTTGTCCGTATAATCGAACACCCAATTGCACCATTCTATTTTAGGGGTCATTGCGCTCTCCTTAGCTGCCTCTTAGAATAATCTTCTTACCGTCTTCCAGTCTAAAGCCACTTTTAGTGGTGCCATCAAAGCGTAGACAACTTTGCTCGAATAGGTAGTTAAAGACTTGACCGAGGACTAGAGCATAACAACCGTCATCAAGACCAATTTGGTCTGCAACGTATTGTTTAGAGTCTTGGTCATACGATATATCAGGTTTTAAGTTCCAAACTCTCTCGCCAATCTTCTCCTCAGCTATTTGCTGAATCTCAGCCAATGCGTCTGCCAAGTCATCAACATTGGGTATCTCTACTTCAAAGCATCTATCTTGGTCATCATAAGTACCAGTATGTCGATATTTACGAGCTAGTCTATCAAGAGGACCAACCGAAAAATCTCCGTAGCCATTTGATATATACAGCTCTTTTCCGCCGTCTGCCTGTATTGTTATTCTAAATCCCATATACTCTCCCTATATACACGAAATTGTGTAGTTTATTGGCATTCGACAATTTATCCTCTTTTAGTCTTCTGTCCGCCAAACAACCAAGAAAACTACAGCAACCACGGCTATCGCCACAAGCGTAGATATCCACAATGGTGATAATACCCACCACCACGACCAATCAATAATCTTCATTAGTTTAAGTACGACAAATGCTATAGTTAGCGCACCGACAAAACCGATACCGTTGCTGTTGTTATTTACTTTCATGAATAAGTTCTCCTTATTATTCTTATGTTCGACCGCATAACTGGTACTGGCAAGAGCGGTGGATACTTTAAGGTTGCTTCTTTTAATTCCTGACGGTCAAGCGAACACTTTGGTACGCAACCTCGCACGCAGAGCTGTCTCGTTACGGCAGATGCTTCAACTATTGCCAGTATCGGCTATATAAGGTGATGATTTGGAAGAGCGCAGTACTCGCACTAGATGGTCGGTCGCCCACGTCTGGGCTGATGCGCCTTAGGCAAGTCTGTTATTCCGCCACTTATATAGCCAGTTGATAGCACCAGCGCTACAGTATTTGCGCCTTTTGGCGTTGGTCGTTTGAAGGTACTGATGCTACCAGTTGAACAGACGGTACACGTTGCATAGACTCTAGTAATCAGAGCAACGTTCCACGTTTTTTTGTGCGCGCGAGGTTGATGCAGCGCGACTAAACAAAAGTCGTGCATATCATCTGTCCAGTTATGCGGTTGATGTACATACACACAAGCCTGCCCACAATCTCGTCTCAGCCCCACTGTAAGCGCAGTGGCTTTGTTGCTAAACGGATACAGCTGATACCGCGTCGCTCAAGTTTCCTCAGAATGCTTGCTCAAGGCACTTGTGGGCGGCCTAATGTGTATGTACGATGTTAATGTTCGTTCAAGCACAGAGTGCTAGCGACAGAGCATTTTCCAAAGACACGATACGTATACTCGGGTTTTCCCTCTTTGTGCTCTTGCGGCGCCGTTGCAACGGTTTCTGGTTTGTCATAACCATGAAAAGGACCGCCTTATCGCCAGCGTTCTGTGCTTGAATTTTTAATGTTCACCCATTGATAATTTCTTGGAAAGTCTCAACTAGAACACTTTTAGTTTAGCAAATCTTTTGATAAAGGTCAAGGTTTTTATTTGTCACCGAAGATGAAGTCTTCTTTCTCTAGAAATTGCACACTGCACAGCTTGCCGTCAATAACTCTAATGTCCCGAGAATCTATCTCTGCGTACATAGCTCCATAGTCTGTATCTGTCCTACAATCGCACCAGACAACCATTTGCACTTGCTCTCCGTCGAGGATCGAAGACACCGCGTCTTCATGATATGTATTAAAAAGCTTCATAGCCTCTGCTTTTGAGATTAGCCCAGTATCTTCCACGGAAGATTCACCGAATTTACTGTTACAATACTGGAACATAAACGTTTTATCTGTCATAAAAATCTATCCTTTGGTACAAGTTAACTAATAACATTACAGACACCGCTACAGACCCTATCACCAGAAGAACTGTTATAAAAATCCTCGCCCCTGATAAAAAGCCGCTGGCTGGACGTATCGAGCTGTCTGATCTTATCCCTTTGTGATCTGATACAAAACCGCCCTCGTAAGCGACTCCATTCGCCACAGTTTCATAGCGGTACCGTCGCGTAGGGCTAGCCCTTACATAGGTGTCGTCCTCAGTAAAAAGGCTATTCTTTTGCTGTTCGGCTTGCTTAATTTTGCAAGATTTATACTGTTTCCAGTCGAATAAACTAGACTCGAATACTTGTCCCAGTAATGACACTCTGGGGACTGATCTATCTTCGTTTTTATCGAATTCCCAGTCCCAGACTGTGCGGGGGCATACATCACACCCCTTTTTAGGCATACAGTTACATAAATACTTTTCTGTATGCGAACGGTATTCCTGATAGACTTTTCTAATCGCTAGCCACTCCCCGTCTATATTCGTGTCTGTCAGAAGCTTGTCTGGCGAAGTAATCTTTCCCTTGGCATAGAGTTTTCCTTGCTGGGTTTTGACCGCATACGGGAACTCTTTTGCGTTAGACTCGTCAAACTTTAGGGCGACTCTGTAATCTCTTCCCTCGCTATCGATAGCATTACTCCACCAAGTCCACTGCCATGCTGTCAGCCCAAGAAGAGCCAACAGCACTAGCAAAGAGACAAGAATCGCATTTCGGTTGTTCAGAAAATCACTCAAAGAGCTTGCCATCTATCTGCTTGTCCGAGTTAGGATTTTTGTATAAATCAAACTTCTGTTGGTGGTAAAATACATTCACAGGGAATTTACGCGACCATGAATTGTAGTCCTGGACTGACTTGTTGTAGGTCTCAACATAATTAGCTACACGATTAGAGGTAATCGAAATCTCCGTCATGTAGGTCTTATAATGTTCGCTCGACCGAAGTTCTGGGTATTTTTCAACAAGAGCAGAAATCATCTTCGTGCCTGTGTTGATGTCACCAGATTTGCGAGCTTCAATTATTTTCGTGAGCGTTTCACCCTCGTATTTGTTGTATGATTTGATAGCCTCTACCATGTTGGTGAACACTGAGTATTTCCGCTGAAGTTCTTTGTCAATATTTGAATAGTCGGTTTTGATTCGCTCCTCGTAACTGACGCCCTTGTTATTTGTGTGGACCGCGTAACCTAGCATAGCGACAGCTACCAACAGAACGGTTCCGAAAATCCCAGTCACCGTGATTAGGGTTTGTTTATTCATTGTAGTGCTCCTTTAGTATCTCCATTTATTTTTTCAAACTAAGCATATTAAATATTCATGTTTAACTGCGCATCGCCGCTTATCAGCTGTTTATTTTTCACCAAATAGTGTGCCCCCGTTAGGCCGCTGTCCACGTAGTTGTCGGATAGCATGTTAACAAACATCATCGCGTCGCGGCTGTCCATAATAACAACACCTCCTTCATCGTTTGTTGTAAGTGCTAAATTCATTTCATCAGCGTAGTCAACAATGTCTCCCAACGACGGTAGGTGTTCAGTGTCCAGCTTTATAAGCGCGGCCGTTAGCGATTTGTTGTCATTGGCCAGCTGTTCTAGAGACAGCCCTTCAGGAAATGCCAGCGCAAACTTATTTGTTAGTAATTTAATGATTAGCTTCACCGCTGTACCCTTCGATGGGTCTTGCCTGAACAGCCCAACAAATTTCTTTGGATTAAACGCAAACACTTTGCCACCGGCAATCAACACCTGATTGTCAACTGGCATCTTGATAGTCCCATCAATATCAAGTGCGCAAAGATTGTCTCCCTTAATTTGCCACGACAGATTTCTATCCAGTATTTGGGATTTTTGCAACTGCTTAACAATATAGAAAGTTTGCTCAGGGCACGATCGCTTTTTGAACTGCACCGCAATACCATGCATACGTTTCAGTTCGTGTTCGTACTCGTTGAATGCTTCAACACCAATCGTATCCTCGATTAGATGAACGAGCGTATTGGCATTCTGAATACTCTCGAGCTCGCTGTAAAGCAGCGTGTCCTTCGTCTGCTCACTTGTAGCGAAGTCTCGGACAGACAGCCCGATCGCAGCTCCCATCTCCACAGCGCTGATTATGTCATAAAGAAACAAGGTCTTCAGCTGTTGCCCTAATTCTTCCGAAGTATGCAGGGCATACGGTGTGTAATTTTTGTTGAACAGAAACGGGCTGACTATCAAATCTTTCTTATTCGCATCTGCCCAGCTTGCCCATTGAAATATATCGAACTGGTTGTTCATAATTACCAACCGAAAATCCACATAATAAATTTAATGCCTAAAGCCACTACGACTGCTACCGCAACAACAGCAACCGATATTCCAACAATATATCCCAAAAGCTCGGGCAAATTCTCTTTTGTCTTGTTCATAAATTAGTCTCCATAATGATTATTTTTACAATTTTGATGCATGTTTGGATAAAGTTTTCGTTCAATATCAGACTTCTCTAGGGCTAGATTGCAGAGAACGCATCGTCCGTATGGTGCAGTTTTTTCTAGTTCGGCTAGTTCTTCAGCGCGTTTTTTGATCTCGCTATAAGTCTTCTCAGGCTTCATACTAAAATCCTAGGTTAGCAATCTTCGCAGAATCGCGGTCTATCATTTTCATGACAGCGTCCTCAAAGGCTTTTGCAGCGGCAATCTCATCAGCGACATCTTCGCGAGTAATCTCAAACACCTGCAATTCAAGACCAGGAATCATGTCTGTGTAGACAATAAAGTACAGTTTCTGTAGGTTCTCATTTACTACAAAATACTTCACTACCTGTGGCTTGTATTCTTGCGGGTATTGGTTTGTCAGGTACGCTTTTACGACTTCATCGCTCTCCGGGCATTTCACTTCAGCCGCTTGAGTGATAATCAAGTCCGACAAGTCGTCTAGGGGCTCTTTGTCTACAATAACGCCATCAGGCGAGATGTAGATATTAGGATTGTCGTCACGCTCCCAGACCACACTCTCGTCTAAAAGTTTAAGCCCAGTTTTTTCGCTAAAAAGCTCTAGTGCCTCTTTTTCGAGAAGATGCCCGCGAGCAAGCATAGAGAATGGTTGTCCGTCTAACCTATCAACATAGTCATTCGGAGTAATTGGACGAGCCACACGTTCAGCAATCATTTGGTAGTACTTTTTCTTTGGGTCGGCCGCCAGCTTTAGCCCAGCGATATCTTCTGGGCTTAGAAGTGCCGCTAGCTCGCCTGCTTTTGCTTTTGCTGGATATCCGACTTCTCTCTCATCTAATAGTTTCTTCATGACGTCAATCTTCGGCAAGCCGTTGATGTACAGGTTTTTGAACTCTGAACCGCCAGACTTGCCTTTGCGGTAGTCAAGCCACTGATCCGAGTTTTGCTCTATTTTTATAATTTTCATTTTATCTCCTCGAGCGCTGTCTTACGCGCATCTTTAGTTTCGATGACTTTCTCATTAGCTCTGACTTCTGGCCTCAGAGACACAAAAGCATTCCTCAGTTCTTCCATAGTTTTAGCAGAATCCAGCTCGTCGATAGCTTTTTCTACCTCCTCAAGAATTTTCTGTGACTTAAATTCCTCGAATTGTTCCATCTCTTCACGGCTCGCTACTTCACCGCTTGCCAAATAACCTAACATAGCTAAAGCTCGGCCAACAGCGACGGTTTCAAGCTTTTCGTTCTCTTTGTCACCTTTTTTAGTGGCATCAGCACTAGCTGTAGAATTAGCGCTGAGTTTAATCACTTCTAACGACGCGCCTGTCTTGATTAAATCTGTGACATCGCTGCCATTTCGCCAGATACGTGCAATGAAGCGGATTTTATTATTAGGCAGATTCTCCCGTTCAGTTTCGATTTTGCCGTTTGGGTTTTCCTCCCAAAATACCTTTAAGCGATCAGCTACTTTTGCGTATTCTGTCGCACCATTAATCTTTGTAGTCTTTACTCGCACCATGGTTCGCCCCCCAAAGCGCGATCAAGAAATGTTGGATCGATTAGATTTTCTAACTTTCGTAGAATCTCGTCATCGCTCATTCCGCCACCTTTCGCTTAGTTGTTTATGCTTTACATAATAACAAATAGGCGCTATCTTGTCAACGCCTATTGTCAGGTTTACGCTTTGGCCTAAAAAGGTATATCGCTTAGTTCTAGGTTGTCTGTCGATGTAGCTGGGCGGGGCATATTCTGTGTGTCGTTGTTAAGAAATACCACGTCTGTAGCTACAATTTCTACCCTGCTCTGTTTTTTGCCTGTTTCCTTATTTTCCCAGGTTTCTTGCTGAAGCCTCCCTACCACAATTGCGCGGTGCCCTTTTTTGAGGTATTGAACAACCAAATCGCCTAACTTTTCCCACGCAATGATATCAAAAAAGCTTGTTTGTCCATCTCTTGTACCATCGACAGCAAGCCCAAACTTGACCAATGTTTTGCCAGAGGACACAGCCCTCTGCTCTGGGTCACGTGTCAGTCTGCCCATCAGTACTACTTGGTTAACACTTTTTGCCATTTTTCCTCCTTGATTTATTATGGTATTTATAATAAAACAAACGTGGCAGAAAAACAAGAGCTTTTTACTGTAGTTTCTCTTTAAGTCTTGTGTTGTTGAACTCAAGATAGACAGTGTTTATCTCGCGCTCTGTCATATCTCCCCAACTTTTGACTCTGTCGCTGAGTTTACCTCGGTTGCGGTTCTTGTCTATCATGACACCCATGTCGTTGTTTGCGGGGTCTCTGTCAACTAGAAGAACTATGTCAGCGTCCTGAGCAATGTACGAAGAGTTATGCGTTATGATACCATTCACAACGTAGTTGTGTGTTGAGGGCACCTCAAGGTCATAGGTTTTCATCACACCAACAGAACAGACGCTCTGAATGCCGAATTGGCGCATTGTCTCCTTAAATTCTCTGCCTGGGATAAGATCGGCTAATCCCACTAAAGGACACCCTCTGTGTAATTCGCCCGCCTCCCAAAAACCTAGCGGAGTGAGAAATCTATGTTCCGAGGATGAACGAATCTTTCTCCCATCATTCAGTGTCATCTCTAAGATTTCTTTTTCTCCAGTTTTCCAAACAGCTGTCACAGAAGATTCGACTGTTTTCCCGATTTTACTAACCGACAGCACTTTATCACCAACCTTTACATCTTTGATCGGTATATTCCCTCGGTTAGTGAGAACTCTCTCGTCTTCTGGCAAACACCCCCTCAACGACTCTCCCGATAGTTTCTCGTCTTTCCCTAACTTTCTGACATGCGAAACCAGAATTATTGGTATATTGTGGCGAATAGCATTTTTCTTAAATTCTTTGGTGATTCTTCCTAAGTCTTCGGAGGCTTTTTCTGTCTCTCTTGTAAAATAGTGCAAATGGTCAACCACCACTAGGTCTGCCCCCAGCTCTTCTTTTGCGTTCCGTATGAGACCGTCTATGTCCTTCCAGCCGAGTTCGTCATTCTTTTGGAACAAAGTATTCGTGGACACTTCGATAAAATCTTTGCTTTCTCCACCGTTCAAATACATATACCTCGACGTGAGCTCGACGTGAGTCATTTCCAAAGTCACAAACAGAACTATCCTACCAGTTTTTGCCACATTGTTAGCTATATTCATAGAGAGCAATGTGTTGTGAGTAACAATATTAAATCTGGTATCAGCAACATAAAGAGAATCCTTAGCCTCTACAGAGATACACATAGCTTCGTCTTCACCGACTATCTCGACACCGACTACTTTGCGGTGTTTGATTGAATTCTTACCTGGTTTATATATTGTTCGCCATTTGCTTGCTCTGAACGGGTTAAACCCAAGAGCGCTAATCCTTACCGATATGTAATTGCCCCGCCTGTGTTTGATAGTTGTTATTTTAGCAATTCCTCCCAGAGAAGTAACCAACCTAACAACATCTTCAGCAAGTTTAGAAGAGGTCGTGCAATACATGATTGCATTGTTTTGGACACTGCCATCGCCGTCCAGAAGCCCAGCCATTAAACTCTTACGTTTGTCTACGCTCTTTCTGAACCATTCCTTTGGAATAAATTTATCAGCGGACTTTACTTTGGACAGTCCAGATTGGACTACGTAAGAGGTGATTTTCGCGGCTTTGTTAGCTCTAAAATAGCCACAGGTATTCGGATGGTCATACCTGATCAATTCTTTGTCGATAGAAGCAAGACAATCTGCCACAGCGCCTCTCTTCTTGGTTATATGTACTTGACTGCCGTTAAAACTACCGTCAGCTATATACATACCAAGCTCATACCCATCTACAGGGCTAAAACCGTCAGAATACTCAAGAGGCTTTGTGAGCGGTATGTAATAGCTCTGAGATGGCAATTTCATCATCATCTCATGAGAAGTCATGATTCTGTCTGGTCTGCCTTTTCTCTGTAGTGTCCACAGATGATCTCGCCCTGTGTCCAAATAGCTGCCATCGCTAAAAATAACTCGATAAATAGGCATTCTGCCTTGAGGAAATACCCCAGTAACCTTAGTCGGCTTACCATCACTTCCGAATACATAATCGCCCGGTTTTAGGTCGCCAAACCTTTTGTCACCTGATGGGGTTGGAATGATTTCGCTGACCCGCTGTTGTTTTCCACGGCTTGTCTGACCTGCTATTATTATCAATTCTCCGCCCACCAGACCAAGCGTAAGACGGTCTATATTAGAAAAGCCAGTAGACAGTCCTTGCATCTTTCCCCACAGCCGGTATCGGTTCTCAGCTTCGTCGATAAAATCTGTCATAGGGACGACTTCATATTTGCTCTGTTTGTTATTTTTTTGATTAATTTTTTCGACTTTGTCCTTGACGGCGTCTATGATTTCTGGAAGAGGCGCCTTATTCTGGGACAAGGTGGAAATATCTTTCGCCAGGTTGCCGACACTTCGCTTTCCTGAGTATTCGGCTACTAGTCTAGCGTAGCTTTCTGCGTGAACGGGCGTGATAGCGCCTCCAGCGAGTTCTGCTAGTCCAGAGCTACCATTTACCCTCTCTAGCCCTCCAACGCGCCCTAGCGCGTCTGAGAGCGTCACAAGGTCTATGGGAACGTTGTTGTTGTTTAACCATTCCATAGCTCGGAATATCAAAGAGTAGTTGCTATCGTAAAAATCTTTGTAGCTGACAATTTCTCTGATTTTGCCAATGATACTCCCATCGATCAGAATAGCGCCTAGAACGGCTTGTTCAGCGTTTGCGTCGTATAGTGCTTCAGTCATTGAACAATCTCGGTTTTGTTTGTGTTTGTGTGTTCAGAAAGCGGTTGATGTGGTCTTGGTCTTCCAAAAACCAATTTATAGTAGCTTTCCAGCCTCCGTCTTTTCTGCCCATGTAAAAATCGCTTTTGGAGAGGTTCTTAGCGGCAATCATAAGTAACTCTTCAGTGAACCCCTCTTTTATTCTAGCGTTTAGGTGTCCTTGTAGCTTTTCCGTAAATACTATTCTGTCTGAGCCACCGATTAGTTTGTTTAATTTCTTGAATAATTCCGTTATTTCGCCTTTTGGTTCGTCTTTTTTTGTTTCCCTCTTCTTCGGCAGCAACCTCTTCTCGAGCATTTCGTGGTCTTCTTTCGAGATAGCGATTTCTTGCCCGTTAACCATGGTAATTTTATGTTTAGAAAGCGCGACAATGTGCTCTTTGCTGATAACGTTTTCTGAAACGCGTATAAACATTTATTCCTCCTTTTCTCTAAGATACTATACCCGACCACCAAAAAGCAATAGCATTAATTTTAGAAAAATTGCTCATGGTTATTGACCAGTCTTCATCAAATGGTATATAATGATAAGTGGGCGATTAGCCATACAGGATTAAGCTCCTGTTGAAGAGGTGCAATTCCTCGAACAGAAATTAAATATTTCTCATATTGCAATGACCACAGTGGTTCGTTAGTACAGGCGCAGACAGAGTCTGAGGTGCAGTAGACGTAGCAATATGCGGGCTGGTCGGGTAAGAAATCAGTAGGCGAAAGCTTAGGGGTTCTTACTGAGTCGATAGGACTAACTCGATGCACTGCGTCAAGTATTGTTTCTTTGATTCTCTCTACCTCCTTATATAGGAGCATTCTTGTCTGAGGGGGTAGGGGGGAGTCTCCTGAAACTTCTCTCAGTCTACATCAAGTAACGGGAAATACGCCTAGCCCAAATCTCTGGAGGACTTCTCCAGGTTAAGGACTTAAGCCAACCCTACGAATAAGAACCACTACTTACAGGAAACAAACTCTACTAAGCTAAGACGAAGAAAACCTTTGAGAATTAGAAAGCGCTCTATACAATCTCTAAGGGGTAAGTCAATATAGACGTTTTAGAGAAATTATTACATAACTAATAAAAGACTCACAAAATTGCCAAAAAACCGCCTTCACGCTTCAGAATAGCTTGACCGTGATGGAAAAATCGTTTATACTTGTAGTATAAGCCAAAAACAGACTTTAATTAGGGAAACACGTGGAAAAAGACAAAGTCACCATCTTAAAAAGAGGAGAACTCACTTATTATATTTATCCGAAAAAAGTTCTCGTGAAAATTGACGACAGACAATACGTTTCGTACAATCCTTACTGGGAAAACAATAGGGCAGGACTATCGGCGTTCATAGAAGAGCTCGCTCATTCAGAACCTTACGAATACGGAACGCCTGCGGATCTGGTATCGTTGGCCACTGTATGCGGCATTAGGGGAGCAAGCACGGAAAGGAGACCAGAATGCGAATAACTTTTCTAGGAAATTTTATCTCAGAATTTTCCAGCGAGACGCATCACTCGAAAACTTTGAAGCACATGGGGCACGAAGTAGTTGAGCTTCAAGAAGGACAAACGACCAAAGAGAAGTTCTTAGAGGAAAGTCTAAACTCAGATTTGGCCGTAGTAGTTCATACTCACTCAATGGTTACTCCTGGAAATTTAAGCTGGAAAAAGATTTCCAAAAAGCTTCGGAAGAAAGGCATACCGCTGATTACCTACCATCTTGATTTGTGGTTTGGTCTTGAACGGCAAAAAGACTTAGAGAATGACGAGTATTACAAGAATTTGCATTATTTCTTCACCGTCGATAAATTGATGGCCGATTGGTTTAACAAAAACACTAAAGTCAAAGGTTTTTATTTGCCTGCTGCCGTTTACAAGGGCGAAGTTATTATGATGAAACCTCAGCCTGTTAGTTTTGATATCATCTTTACTGGAAGCGGGCATTATCATCCAGAATATCCGTACAGACAACACCTGATAAATTTTTTGAAGTTAAAATACGGAGACAAATTCTTGCATATCGGAAGCGGCGGCGAGATCGGACAACTAAGGGGGCTGGAGTTAAATCAAGCTTATCGAAATGCCAAAGTAGCTGTCGGAGATACTTTGTGTCTCGGTTTCACATACCCGTATTATTTTAGCGACAGATTGTTCGAGCAGCCTGGACGAGGAGCTTTTCAAATCTTTCCTGACATTAAAGGCGTTGAAGATATGTACGAAGACGGCAAGGAAATTGTTCTCTACAGGCACGGAGATTTAGACGACCTTGGAGAGAAAATCGATTACTATCTTGAGCATGAACAAGAGAGAGAAGAGATACGCCAGAACGGCTTTAATAGAACAAAAAAAGAACACACTTACACAAACAGATGGGAGGTTATTCTGAATGAGTTGTTCAGTTGATATCGTGTGGCTTGAACCTAGCAGAACACTCGACCAAGTTTTTTTGCATGATATGGTTGACGGCAAAGTCTGGAAAACACTGAATTGGTTCCCGCTCAAAGAGACTACTATAGATAAAGTCGAGGAAGGCGCGGTAGTTGTTGTCCCCAGGCAGTTTTGGTCGGTCGAGCAGGTCAATAAAATGATTAGGCCTTTAGACTGGGTCTTAATAGTTATCGTAGCTGACGAGGAGAATTTGTTCGAAGTAGATAGATTGTCTCACCCTAATATGAAACTATGGGTTCAAACGCCGCGGGCCAACAAGGATTATGGCGACGCCACTCTGTTCGGAGTTGGATACGGTCACGCTGCAGAGCACCGAGAACTGAAAGAAAAGACTAATGATATATTTCTCAGCGCACAAGATACTCACGAACGTCGGCACTCGATGTTTGATATGTTAAGCAAATATCTGCAGGGAGGGGCTTCAGGCGTTTTGAATCGCACAGAAGGGTTCACGCAAGGCTTCGATGAGGACGTATACTTCGACTACATGAATAAGTCTAAAATTGCTCCCGCTCCTGCTGGTGCGTGTTCTCCTGATTCTTTCAGGCTCTACGAAGCCCTAGAATTGGGGGCTATTCCGATAGCTGATGATGTTTCACCACGAAAGGACTACAATTCGATCGGGTATTGGAATAAGCTGTTCCCAGACAAGCCGTTTCCTGTTATCGGACGAGACGAAGTGTCTCCTATTATCGACGAACTGAGAAAAGACTTTCAACACAAAGCTAACAAAGTTTTCTCTTGGTGGATTCAACAGAAGAAAAATTATGTGGAAAAGTTCTACTCAGACATTGACGAATTGGCTGGGCGAGAGCGCGAGCCAGCGTTAGATGAGGTCACAGCTATCGTCACTGTGAGCCCTTGGAAGGATAACCCGAGTACTGAGATATTCGAAAAATGTATCAAGAGTATTCGAGACACTTTTGGCAGTATCGATATCATTGTAACTTTTGACGGCGTGCGAGAAGAACAGTCTGATATGCGTGATGCTTACGAAGAGTTTGTTCGCCGCGCTCTGTATCTGTGCAACGAAGACGGCGCTATTCTGCCGATAGTTTTCGACAAGCATGTTCACCAAGTGGGGGCAACCAGAGAAGCTCTAAAGAAAGCGCAGACTGACCTGATTTTGTTTGTTGAGGGAGATACAGCTCTCACCGTGGATTCAGAGGAAGCTCTAGAGATTTCTTCTTTAGTGGGATATGACTATGATTTAATTAGATTTTATCACTTCGACGAAATTCCAGATGAGCACCGATATCTCATGAGGGATTGGCTTACTCTATCAGCAGGCTCTTTGGTAGAGACTGTTCAATGGAGCCAGCGTCCTCACTTGGCTACCAAAGATTTTTATGATAAAATCATGGGGTATTTTTCTGATAATGCTAATTGCTTTATTGAGGACAAAATACACGGGGTGGCACAAACACCTGAATTCGACGGGAGAATGGCTATCTACATTTCCGATTGGGGGGCGACATCTGTACACCTCGATGGAAGAAAAGGTCTAGAAAAGTATGACGAAAGGCAGGTGTTTTGAGACTAACAATTATAGCTAGATGCGACTTGACAGGGTTGGGCAACCAAAGCCGAAATTGGGTCAGGTTGCTAAAACCCAACAAAGTAGTGGTCATCGATTCTACTCCGTTTAACGGTAACGAGCAACATCCAGAATGGTACCAGCACGAGAATACTATGACCATTGATGGGTTTATAGACGATTCCGAAATTGATAAGATTCTCGAAGATACTGATATCTTGCTTACTTTCGAAATCCCGTATAATTATAATCTGTTTGCTCGGGCCAAAGAATTGGGTATCAAGACTATTCTTCAGAACAACTGGGAGTTCACCGACTATTTACAGCAGACCTTGCCGCGTCCTGATTTGTTTATGAGCCACTCGTACTGGCACCTAGATGACCAGAGGGTCTTGTTGGGAAAGTCGTGGTATGTACCAACACCAGTGTTTGTAGATGATTATAAAGAAATCTATGCAGATAATCTTCTTCTGCGAAGACCCACACCGAAGTTCTTGCATGTGGCTGGCAGGCAGACTGTAAGGGACAGAAATGGCACGCTTGATCTTATCAAGGCTGTGGAAAGTATTCCGAACAGTGTCAAGTTTCAGCTAGTTATAAAGACCCAGACTGCGGAAGTCGGAGAAACTCACGACCCGAGAATCATCATAGACAGAGACTCGCCAGAAGACGAGAAAGAGCTCTATCGGGGTTTCGACGCGATGATTATGCCACGCAAATTTGGCGGAGCGTGTATGCCTATGACAGAAGCGTTAGCTGCTGGGCTGCCAGTTATCATGACTAACGTAGAACCAAACGATAGAATACTGCCAAGAGAATGGCTAGTTAGCACTCATGAAGAAGAGCCGCTGATGACTAGAACCCTGATATCTGTTGATCGGGCCGACCAGCGCAAACTGAGCGATTTAATTGTTAAATTTGCTAAACGTAGTCTAACCAAGAGAAGGGCAGATTCGAATAGGGCAAGAGAAATAGCCGTGAAGGAGTATTCTCCGGAAAGCGTGCTAGCTAAATGGAAATTTATAATGTCTAAGTTGAGGAAAATATGAAAGTTCTAGCAGTAGGAGATATCCATACAAAAAAATGGATTGTCGATAAAGTAGATGAAATTGCCGACAATTACGACAAGGTCGTTTTGGTTGGCGATTACGCAGACGAGTGGAAAGCGAAAGCCATGGACAACATTGATATATGGCGAGCAGTCAGGGAATTAGAGAAGAAACACGGAAATGTTACAGCCCTGATGGGCAACCACGACTATAGTTATGCCCTTACATCTAACATATTCGGCGGTAGAATTAGCGAAATAACTTACTTCATTTTGAAAAATCCAGAGAACAAAGACTTAGCGGAGTGGGTTTCTAACCTACCAGTTCGTATAACTATAGATAATGTCACCTATTCTCATGCAGGCATCACAGAAAAGTGGCTTGATTCGAGCCGAAAGCTCACGCTTAGCTGCGGGCCTCTTTGGGTGCGCCCGACTAAGTTCACTGTTTATGCGCCGGGCAAACAGGTGTTTGGGCATACCCCCGGCAAAACCTGCCGCGAGGTCAGGCCTGGTGTGTGGTGTATTGACACTTTTTCGAAGGATCCTTATGGACGTGATGTGGGCGATCATACTGTGCTTGAGATTATCAATGGGGAGGAATTTAATGTCATCAAACTCTAATGTTATCGCTGTATTGCCTATCTCTAGAATGAAGTATATCGATAGGGTTTTGCAATCTTTAGAAAACCAGACTCTAAAACCAAAGATACTCTGTGTGATAGTCGATAAAAAATTAAACTCTGCCGAAGACGAAAGACTCAAAGAACTTTTAGGAGGGCTCACAATGCGAGTTGTTGTAGGCAAATCTCCCAATAAGGAGGTTGGTTTCGGTATTGAAGAACGTAGGCAGAATATTTCTAATTTACATAACGAGTTTCAAAATTTGATTTACGAGGCTAATGGAAGAAATTTGAATAAAGTGCTTAGCCACAGGTGGGTGTTCAGTCTTGAAGATGATGGTATTTTACCTCCAGACGCGATCGAACAGCTTGTCTCAGTTGCGACAGAAAAGCGAGCCTGCTTAGTTTCTGGTGTTGAATTGGGGAGATGGGGATTACCGTATGTTGGGGCGTGGAAAGCCGACGATTGCAAGAACCCTCAGAAAATTACTTCCATGAAAAGAGGTGATTCTGTCGAAGAGATAGATGCTAGCGGATTGTATTGCATGCTCGTACATCTGATCCACTATATGCGTCATCATTTTCATTGCGACAACGGGTTAGGACCTGATGTCAACTTCGGGCTAGATTTCAAGAGCAGGGGGGGTAAAAGTTATATTAACTGGGACGTTAAGGTGACTCATTTAACCCGTGATTTTGATGGCGAGAAAGAAATTCCAGCTGATAGCGAGTCTCATCAAGTGGAATTGTTCAAAAATGGCAGCGAATGGTCTTACAAAGTATTGCAAGAATAAGCTTTTTGCTGTATTATAAGAGTAAGGGGAGCATCACCTATGACTGGTAACCCAAAAAATAGAGAACATTAGTTCAATTGCACCTCACCTCACCTCACATTACTGAAAAATCTCGCAGCTCCCCTTGCCATAGAATTTATTTTAAGAATACAAAATAACCAAGAAGGATTGAAAATGAACCACGAATTATCTCGAGGAGAGAAGACGCCTGAAGACAACTTTCTTGAGCGCCTGGATGCTGACGGCATGGTAGATTATATCTTGAGCCTAGGTATGCAGGCCACAGAAATCGAAAGAAAAATGAATAACGCCTCTCTTGTGCTCGAGCAGAGGTTCGGCACAACAGTCGAAGAAGTGCTAGGTAGAAAAAATGAACAAACAGAAAGTAGTAATTCTTAAGGGGCTGCCTGCTTCAGGCAAGTCGAGCTACGCCCGCGAATGGGTTTCCGAAGATCCCAACAACCGAGTGATGGTAGAAAAGGACGAGATCAGGAAAAACTCGCAATTATTTAAGGACGGAGTATACAACCATAAAAGAGGCGATGAACGCCTGGTCATTCGAGAAAGAGACCGTATTATTCAAGAGGCTCTGTCCAAAGGCAAGAGTGTTATATCTTCTGACACTAACCTAGCCAGAAAGCACAGCAAAGCAATATCTAGAATCGCACGAGAGTTCGGCGCTTCAGTGGAGGTCAAAGAGTTTCTTGACGTCCCGCTTGCAGAGTTGATAAAAAGAGACGCTGAGCGCGAAAATAGCGTTGGGGAACAAGTCATACGTAAGATGTTCCACATGTTCGTCAAGAAGATGCCGACTTTTCTAGAGTATGACCCTGCGCTAGACTGGGTGCTGGTGTGCGACCTAGACGGGACTTTAACAAACGGGCCCAAAGACCGCTCTCCGTACGATTGGTCAAAAGTAGGAAATGACGATATCAACTTGGGTGTCGCGGCTATTTTGGACAGTATGCAGGTTGTCCACGGAAAAAACGGGGTTAATGATATGAAGACCTTTATCTTCTCTGGACGTAGTGAGGTTTGCCGAAAAGAAACCGAGAAGTGGTTAGAGCATAATTGCGTTGACTACGATAAGCTTGTTATGCGCGCTGAGAACGATCGGCGTAAAGACTTTGTTGTAAAGAGCGACTTTTTAGAGAAATATATAAAAGGAAAGTACAATATTCTGGTTTGGCTAGATGACCGCCCGCAGGTGGCCACTCACCTAAGAGACTATTATGGTGTAAACGTTCTTCAGAGAGGTGATACAAGGTATGAGTTCTGAAATATTGATGACTAACACTGGCGAATTAGAGGTCAGCAACAGAAAGCGACGCAGAACCTTTTCGAAATCTGACCCAAACCATACGAAGAGCACATGGTCACGCCAATCTAAGAAGAAATTGAAACGCAAACGTAAGTTAGGGAGAAAATAAGTGGAGAAAAAACTACTAAAAGCAGAAAAAACAATCAAAAAAATAATGCGCAAGGTATTCAAGAACTCTTTGCTAGATTATTCTGTTCAGGTCACGGTGTCCAGCCTCGAACCAAGCAAGATCAAGTATGGAGTATTCATTTCCTCGCCGAGCAGGCATGTTCAGGACGTGACATTCATGTTTGACTCGTTCGAAGAACTGGATAAAACACTTCAAGAGTGTCTCAAGGAGTGGAACTATGCAGAAATCCAGAAAACTGACCTGCAATCACGAGCTAACTCTTTTCGAAGCCGCGCTGACGACATAGAAGCCCGAATCAAAGATATTGACAAATACGGACTTGATAAAGATGGGTTTCTAAACAAACCAGAGAAGGAGTCCGCAGAATGAGTCTTGTGACTTTAATTTTTGGTGGGTTAATCACCTGGAGACTATCCTATATGCTGGTCAACGAGAGTGGCCCTCTGCTAATTTTTGATCGACTGAGGGCATGGGCAGCTAAAAGGCAGGCAAAAGGTGGATTGTTCGATTTGTTGTCATGTATATACTGCACTAGTATGTGGATAGGCGCTGTGAGCTCGCTATTCGTCGCCAGAAGCGTTTCAGAGTTCATTGTGTATACTGTATCGTTTTCTGCCGTAAGTTCGTTTATAGAGCGTCTCACGGCCTCACAAGCCTAATTCCCTTTTTCTGGTTACAGTCCCAGCAAGTAATAACTAAATTGGAGTAAGCAGATGTCCCCCCTCTGAATAGAGGTTTGACGTGGTCTGTGACCCAAACCCCGCGAATTGGTCTATGGCAATAGTAACATAGACCTTTTTGTTTTACTTTGTATTGATAGGCGCGCCACCTTTTGAAAGCTTTTGTATTTTTCTTTCGCTCGAAAGCACTTCTTTTTCTTCTCAAGACAGATGGAGAAACCGCCCCTATAGATTTCTTGGTTACCTTTACTAATTTTCCGCGTCTTTTTACATACATAGTTTTATTATACTTGACACCGCCAGTTTGGTCTGCTAGTATTGAGCATGAGCTCTTTAAGCCTAGGCAGCATCAACTTAGAAAGGGAGGTGTATGAAGAACAACAATAAAGAGACAGCCGCTCGTATAGTCAAAGAGCGTATGTCGAGTCAGAAGTCTAAGAATATACCATTCGCGGAAATCTGGCGTGTTATACTAGGGATAGGGCAACTATTGGTAGTTGTGAGCATTATCTACAGCACCGCGATTGTCATGATTGGCGTGAACAGTGCTGAGTCGAAAATACTACTTGTGCCGCAAGTCGTATTCGCCCTAGCCATTCTTGTTAAAGCATTTTCTAAATTGAATAAATAAGGAGATATTTGACAGCCCAGCTCACACGAGAAATCGTACGTGCTGTCTGACTATGTGTATCAAACGAATCACTATAGTCTTTGGGCTCGCAGCTGTGGTAGCGCTCAGCTATATCGGGTACAAAGACGTTGTGCGGACGTGGCACTCCGTACAATCCCAACAGACTAAAGTCAAAACTTTGCATGCGAAAAGCACAGAGTTAAATAAAAAGATCAAGACTGTTGTAGAGACGAAGAGAGAAGCACAGAAAAAATCAGAGAAACTCGACCAGGAAAAAACAGTCCTTGATATAGAACGGCAAAAGCTCAAGAAAGAGCTAGAGGCTGTGGAGCAATCGGGGGTGTAAAATGCGTAGATATGTAGTTTGCATTCTTGTGGCAGCAGCACTGGCTAACTCCGTCGTCATGAACAGAGGGGTTTTCGCGCAGGAAGTTCCTAAAACTGGAAACGCCGACCTGTCAGTGGTGACTGTCGACAGACAAAGCGAGGTTGATTCTGCGGAGAAGATGGTCGCGGACGTCAAACAAACTCTAGAGTCGAATAAGAAAGAGGCCCAGCTAGTCGAGAAAAAGGTGGAAGAATCCACCAAAGAGATTCAGCAGATAAAGTCTGAAATTGAGGAGCTGAAGTCCAAGATAGCCGAAAAAAAGGCCGAGAAAGAGCGCAAGAAGCGTGAAGCAGCCTCAAAAACGGTGTCCATCGGAAAGTATGCCGCGAACTCAGCGGGCAATGGTTATGCAGCGGGTAACTGCACATGGTATGTCAAATCACGACGACCAGACATTGGAAGCTATTGGGGTAATGCTAACCAGTGGATAGCCAGCGCTCAAGCTGCAGGGTTCTCGACAGGAAGTGCACCTAAACAAGGAGCCATAGGAGTATCGTTCGAAGGCTACTATGGACATGTCGTATACGTCGAAAGTGTGTCTGAAGATGGCAGCACAGTCAATCTCAGCGAGATGAATGCTAAAGGACTGGGGGTGATAAGTTCCCGTACAGCGCCGGCCTCTAGTTTTCAATACATTTATTCGCGCGCTTAAAGCATGAGCACCTCTTGACTGCGGAGGTGCTTTTTATGTATAATAAGGTTATGGTGGCAGAAGGATACGAAGAAGAGGACAAGAGAGAAGCTGAGGCTGAATCTCAACTTCTGGAGCTATTGCAGTCATGAAAGACTGGTCTGGGAATAGCCGCGCACCTTTTGCTGCGCTGGGTTCGTCTGAGCACTCTACAAGAGCGAGGGCGCAAAATGACTACTATGCGACTGATCCTAAAGCCATAGACGCTCTGAACAAGTTGCTGCCTTTGAACGGACTGCATATTTGGGAGTGCGCTTGCGGGGAGGGGCATCTCAGCAAGCGAATGGAGCAGCTGGGCGCTAAAGTTGTTTCTACTGATTTATACGACCGAAACTATGGGACGCCTGGTGTTGATTTTCTTAAGCAGACCAGATTACTAGCGCCTGTGATAGTCACCAACCCGCCATACAAATACGCTCAAGAGTTCGTTGAAAAATCTTTAAGACTTGGGGCTGATAAGGTTTGTATGTTTTTGAAGCTTACTTTTCTAGAAGGGCAGAAGCGACGCAGTATGTTTGATACTGCCCCCCCCAAGACAGTGGCTGTGTTTAGCAAAAGAATACAGGTAGCTATTAACGGAGACCCTGAAGAGTTTAAGAAAGGAAGCGCCGTATGCTATGCCTGGTATATTTGGGAGCAAGGCTATAAGGATAAACCTAGGATAGAATGGATTTAAGGAGAACATATTTATGAAGAAAACTATAACAGACCTCCCCACACCAGAAGAGGCCACCCGAATCGCTGAAACTTTAGATTTAGCGAGCAAACTAGATAACGCTGTGATTACTAAATTAAGCAGTTTCAAAGGCAAAAACTCTACGCCAAAAGTCGGACAGGTTTGTGGCATGAACTTGCTGCTAGACTTGTCAGATATTCCAGAAGAGCTAAGATATGAAAAATACTTCGAGGCACGGACTATACTTGAAAGTATTATGAAAAAGGAGAAGCTATGAATGATCGTAAGAGAAATCGCGTTGAAGACTTGGTAAGAGCGATCGACCACGCGAAAGAAAAAATATCGTATTGGGAAAGGCTTAGAGAGAGCGGCGATTATGATATCCTCATAAGACGCAATACGAGCGACGCAGAGCCTGAAGTAATCGAAAATGGGCGCGATATTGTAGACCAGATTATTTATGACTATAGGCAAAGCCTCGGGGGGTATAGCGAAGAATTAGACAGACTGCTTGCTCTAAAGGTTACGGGGAATGAGCAGTATGAGCCGCGTAAGAGATGGTTCTTTAGAAAGTAAAAGAAAACCGCCCTTGAGGCGGTTCTTTATCTGAACTATAAAGTAATCATTTATAGTTGAGTACTATTTTGGCAGAGTCGCTGGCCACGCATCATCAGTGGTGTAGCGTGCGTAAGCAGTTCTCCAGTTCCCAACAGTAGATTGCCATCTGATTCTAGTTCCGTCGATCGCAACACCGCCTGACCTTGAAGTGCCAGGACCTGTAGATATCCCGGTAACAAAGACGTTTTGAGCTGGGCGAAAACCTAGCGGCAGGCTATTAGTATATACTGTCTCGGTGGCGTTTATCACGTTCGTGTAGCCGATAGCTACTTCGACTACGTCGTTGACTCGTCGTATCTTACAATCTGTTTTGTCGATATTAGCTGGTAGTGGATTTGGTGTAATATTTAGCCAACCAGTATCTCCATAGTCTACTGCCCAGCCATTGACTGAATTTCCGCCAGTCTTTTTAATCCAACGAATGGCACCGTTAGTAGCGTCTCTATCTATATAAGTTGAACCAACTGGCGCTAGAACTTTGCCGTTTGGCATACCGTTGCCCGCTATCATCGCGACATCGCTTGCGCCGAAGGTCAATTTAGAACTTTCGAGCCTTAATTCACCTGCTAGAAAAGTAACAACGCTTTTCATGTTTCCATCGCGGCTAGTGGATATAATAACAGAGCCTAAGGTTCTCTGGCGGTCAAACATAAAAGCCTGAATCTGCGCATACCTGGTTTTGATATTAGCTGAATTCTGCGCATTGAATATAATGGTATTTTGAGTGCCACCGCCCATGTGAGACATACTTAATTCTTGCCACCCAGATGTTGAAGTGGTCGTCAATTCAAGCGGGTTTACAGTATTTGTCGATAATGCTAGGTTACCAGTCATCGTATCGCCAGCTTTATCGACTTTGCCTTGTAATCCAGTGTCCATTTTCTTCGTAAGGACTGTGTCTTGGCTATCTACGTAGAATTTGTCGGCTTTTGAACTATCCAGTGTGGCGTACCTAGCATCTACGTATGAGACATCGGCTTTTAAGGTTAGGTCTGGCTTGTTGGTTAGTTGGTTATAGTCGGTAGTGCCAAGCTCTTCGAAAGCACTTCCGTTAAAAACATATAATTTTCCCATTTAGATATTCACCCTCAAGGTTAAACATGGTACAATAGGTACATGGATATAACTGATTCTGAAAAACAAAGGTTTAGAAGTAAATATATTATTGCCGACGGAAAGGATGGTTGCTATCTTTGGCAATCGCCTTTGGACAAAGACGGGTATGGAAGTTTTTACTTCAAAAAGAGAAACAGGCGCGCTCATCGTGTCGCATATTTTATGGCTGTCGGTCCTATACCGGACGGTTTGTTCGTTGACCATCTTTGCGGTCATAGAAACTGCGTGAACCCGTCTCACTTGAGATTGGTGACCCCGCGAGAAAACGCGCTCGACAACTCTCGCAGCATTAGTGCGCTTAATGCTAGAAAAACCCATTGCAAGAATGGATACCCCTTTGACAGAAAGTATGGCAACCAGCGATATTGCTCTATTTGCGATAAAGAAAAGAAAGAAAGACTTCGCAAAAAATGGAAAGCCGAAGCTGATCTGGTTAAGTGTTAGGGCTTGTACCATAAATCTCCTTTCTTCGGGCTGCTAGGTGGTGTATCTGATATAGTCAAAGGGTTTTCCCCTTTTTCGCCTTTCGGGCCGACAAGTTTAGCTAACTGCTCAGCTGTAAAGTCGCTGTATTTGAATGGCTCTCCCTTAGCGCCGTCAAAATAGTCAACGCCCTTGACAGGAGTATATCCAGCATCTCCGCGCTCCCCCTTAGGTCCGCGTACGTCAGTAATCTTGTAAGAATTCCCATCAGTCAAATTGACTTTCATGTCGTATTGACCGTCTTTTTGGACATTGGAAATTCCAACTCCGTCTTTTCCAGCCTCGCCGCTATATCCTCGCTCCCCGCGTTCGCCGCGTTCTCCCTTGACGGACGAGGTAGTGTATTTTGTCCCGTTGGTCAAAGTGATATTAAGACCATGAGTATTGTGATCTAGTTCAACATTCTGAATTCCAACTCCGTCTTTTCCGGCCGGACCGACCGATCCGGGGTTTCCGTCCGATCCGCGTTCTCCGCGTTCTCCGCGTTCGCCTCGCTCCCCGCGTTCGCCTCGCTCCCCGCGAGGGCCTCTCATCTCTGCCTTTTGGGCCGGAGTTAAGTTCTCATACTTCAGAGGTTCTCCACGGTCTCCCTTCTCGCCGCGTGGCCCGACCCGTCCAATCGCCGCTTCGCCAATCTCAAAGACTTGCGGAGTATTATCTATAATTACTTCAATATCAGCCATTTCCTCTCCTTATATCACTGTAGACTGTTACTCTCAGATAGTCAGCTTTGTTCGGTAGAGTTAATATCTTCCCATTGGCGTAGCGCAGCTCAAATTCAGCTACAAGCTTCACTCGTTTCGGGCAGCAGAAGTTAATACCGTTGGTATCTGCTGGATCGATAGCGAGTTCGAATATTCGACAATCAACTCCTCTGCTGTTTGGCTCTGTCTTGCCAGTGTCGGTTAGCTCTTTTTTGATTACAGCCTGGGTATCAGCCATATCATCGTCTGGTCTATTTTTTGCCATAAAATAAATACGCAGCCCGTCCTCATACACGCTGAGCGGGACTGCCAGGGTTTTGCGTATTGTGTCTCCTCGTTTTATATCCATTTTTGTTTTTACCGTTTTACTATTTATTGGGTTCTTTCTTGGGTATTGGCTGAACATTTACAAATGGGTTCACTACACCATCGCTGTCGCACTCAAAGTTAAATGTTAGGCAGCATTTACGGCACCTAGCCTCTCCTGAAGAGTTGGGCGATACTTTGACGCACAATGAATTGCAGCGATAAAGCTTTCCATCAGATTTAGATAATCTCTGAAAAGGGCATCGTACTGGGAATAGTTTTTTCTTTTTGTCTTCGTAGTCCATTTGTTTTTCTCCTTGGCTCGTGGCCATTTTATTGGTGCTCTAGTAATGCCTCAAGCTCTGCCGGGTTCCACCCGCATACGTAGTTTTCTCCAACTTCTACAATAGGCAGACTTCTCGCCCTTGTCTTTTCTATAAGTTCATCACGCAGGAAAGGGTTCTTATCAATGTCAACCTCCTCATAATCAGTGCCTTTGGACTTGAGGTACCTCTTGACCATCTGGCAGTATGCGCACCCCTGTGCTGTGTAGACTTTTATCATAAAACCCTTTCCTTGACGGGGCAATACCCCTTTACTCTATTATAACAAAAGAGCGCCCGATGAAGGGCGCCCCTTGTCAGGTGCTCAGAGGCAGAACCTCCGATGATACTGTTGGCTCCTCTCTACTTTGCTCCACCAGGTAGGCTAGCGCTACACTTCCAAGGTTCCGTTTGAAATGCTCGTCCTCGAGTGTGGCTAAGTATTCCTGGCTCAGAGCCTGCAGACCTAGGGCCTCACGATATTCGTTTATTAGCTCGTCGTCTGTGAATTGCTCGACCATCTGAGCCATTGGTGTTGTTTTCTTCTCCATCTGCCCACTTCCTCGCTTTCTCGTAGAGTGATTCGGCAGCGCTCATTAAGCGTGACATTGACGCGACAAACGCAGCTACGGCTGTCATCTGACCAGCTAAGCCTATAGTTTGCATAAGGCTTTGAAACTCTGGCAAGGCCACTACAGCTGACGCTAGTATTCCCACCCCGACAAAAGCCTGCACAAATGTTCGTATCATGCGCCCGTTCGCCGTCTCTGTGCTGAGCGCTGCCTTTAAGTTGTTAATGATATTTTCCACTATTTGTTCCCCTTTCGCCCGCTCTTGTAGATGCCGAACATGGTGAGTAGGAACAAGCCAGCTGTAGCTAGTATACCACTAATCGCGTTAATTTTCACGTATGCATCGTTGGATAGTATAGCGACCGCTGCCTGCGGGGCAATTGCGCTCGCACCCAGCAAGGTGTCACCCACAATATAAATGATTAGTTTTGTCCGTTTGCTGATTCCCGCGGTTAGTTCCTTGGCGATATCGCTTTCCGCTAACTCTTCGGTCTTAGCAATCTGCTGCTGCGCTAGTTCTGCTAGCTTTGTGGAGTCCTCTAGACTCAAAGTTGGTTTTGCCATTTTATTCTCCTTTGTTTTTTCCTCAGTGGTACCTGTTCTTTTGTCTTTCGTGTCTTCTGGGGCCTCTGGCGAGGTCACAGAGGCTATTTTCTTTAGTTCTTCAAGAGTGAGCTTGCTAGTAGAGAAGTCCAGATTACCACCATAACCATCAATTTTGCCGGTCTCAGTGTATTGGTGAATCAATGAGCCATGGGCATAGTTGTCTTTCGTGCCATAGTTTGGATACCAGTCGACCCGCTCTAAGCCCAGTCTTGAGATAACCGCATCTCCACCATAGACAAAGACAGTTTTACCAGTTTTTTGTAAGACGATATTGTCAAACATTTTGAGCTGTTCTGGCGTGCCCTCAAACTCAGGCTCGAGATCAACAAATAGCAGCGGGGCGTTTACTAGCTTCTGGGCTTCAGCAAATCGCTCCGCCTCAACCTTAGCTTCTTCGTCGGTTGAGAAGTACGGCAACCAGTAAATACCTAGCAATTTGTCGCCTGCGGCTTCGGCAAACTTGACTAGCTTGGGGG